GCCCACCCCGACTTCCCTGACGCTGCGTCACCCACCTCCAGCGCCGATCCAGCAACCGTATAGATGACCAGCGATGACGACAGCTGACGAACCGCGAGACCATACAGCGCGGATCCAGCAACCGTCGTGGGACGGATGCGTCCACCACTCGGGACGCACCCTTCTGACCTGCAAGTTTGCCAGTGTCACAACGTCGATGCTATGGAAGCCCCTTCACATTGTCCCCGAACGTCCACCCCTTGGATCCGTCCCAGTTGATGGACCACGTCATGAGGCCCTTCAGCGCGCCGTTGTAGTGGTTCCACGCCTGGGCCACCAGGTTCGGGGCCATGTAGCCGCCGCCTGCGCCCGGTTGGGCGGGCAGACCCGGGACCTGTTTGTCGTAGGGGACCTTGATCGTGGTGCCCTGGACGACGAGGCCCTTGTTCAGGCAGTCCGTCTGGGCGGTGAAGCCTTCGACGGTTCCGGCGGAGTAGGAGTCGCCTGAGCAGCCGTACATGCTGCCGTTGTAGTACTGCATGTTCAGCCACCAGAGGCGGCCTGGTTGTTTCCGTAGAACTTGCTGGTGAGGGCCGTTTCGGGCTTCGCGAGTTACTGCCTGGTTGGTCGTGGTTGAGCTCTGGTTAGGCGAGTTGGGTTCCCACTTGTTTCCCAGTGCTGACCGCAGCGGAACCCGAAAGCCGCAGCGGCAGGTACGGGAAGAGCGATAGGAACGAACACCGGAGCCGGATCCCCGTGCACCCTTGGAGGCGATGAGGGGGTCCGGCTCCGGCTTCCATGGCCAACGAGGGACCTCCGTCTACGGCACGGCGATTAGGTCACTCGTTCGGGTGGATACCTGGCATGTGTTGCTGGGTATACCGGGAGCCGCCACCGAGCCCGCTATAGGGGTACGACGGGCCGGTGGCGGCCCCTTCGGGGCGGCGGGCCCTGAAGTTCCGCCGCCCCAAAGCTCTCTTTTCAGTTGCTCCTGGCATACGCCAGGCCGTTCGCCCTGCCTGGTTGTAACCAGCCAGGGCCCGCGTTCGTAGCTTCAGACCTCACGTCATGATCAAAGTGATCGAGGCCAGGGGTCCGTATGCCAGTCGCGCGCTACCGCCGTATCGCCGACGACATCCGCCGACGCATCGCCAACGGCGAGTGGCGTCCCGGCGATCCGCTCCCCTCGCGCCGCGTCATGGCCGGCGAGTACGGCGTGCACCACGAGACCATCAACCTGGCCTACACGCTTCTGCGGCGAACCGGCGCTCTCGAGGGCGAGGAGCGGAAACAGGTCGTTGTCGCGCATCCTCCTACTGTGCGCACCCTCACCGATGTCGACGCCGTCTGGCCGTTCGCCAGCGAGACCACCGATACCCGCCCGCGCCCCGCCACCGAAGAGCTCGCCGAGCGGCTTGGCGTCCGCATGCGGACGGTGCTGCAGCACGAGACCGTGGAGTGCCTGGATCCGGGTGGCCGCTCGGCGATGCTCGTGACCAGTTGGTGGCGTGGCCGGCGGCAGGCTCATGCGTCGTTCACCGCCGAGCTCAGCACTGCCCCGCTGGACGTTGATCAGGCTCACGCGTTGGGGTTGCTGGTGGACACGCCCGCGTTCTGCGTGATGCGAACCCGGCTCGATATCCATGGCACCCCTATCGAAACTGCGGATCTGATCCTGCCGATGGACAGGTGGCGGATCCGGCTGAGTGGCTGACCGGTCGCCGCACGGGGTCTGGGTGCGGCGGCCGGAAGCTGACGCGTGATTGACCATTGAAATGCATATATCTGCGGTGGGGAAGAGTGCCGCACGCATATGTCCCTGCATTCCGTTCGCACCCCGTGTGAACCGATCACGCCACGTCATACCAGGGGTAACGATTCACTGGTTGGGTGCGGAACGTTCACACCGCATCCGCGCTCTGTGGCGCCGCGGGGTGACCGTCAGCCCTGCGGCTGCGCCCGCCGTGCCAGGTTCGGCCACCGTGTCTTGGTGTAGGCGTGGTAGTGGTCGTCCTTGTGGTCCTGCCCGAGGGTGCAGTGCAGGACGTCTCCGGGTTTCTCGTCCCAGCACAGGCCGCGAATCTTTGTCTGCGCGTACTTGGGTGCGTTCACGTGAAGTGCTCCATCCTCGGGTTCCACGAAGGCCGCGACCCGGTGACGCGCTCGAGGGCGGCCCGCACCGTGGCCGTGTCGGTGTGGAGGCGGCCGTCGGCGGGCGATGTCAGCCAGTACGGGCCGGGTGGCATGACCCGGCTCTCCGGCGGGAGTGTCACGTGGTTGGTGACGCTCAGCGCCGTGGACTGTGCGACGTTCCAGCCGTCCGTGGTGCCGGGCCGGACGAAGAAGTACACGGCGGGAGCAGCCGCGCTGGGGTCGACGACGACCGCGCCAGGTTCTGCTATCCGGTCGAGGGCTTGCAGGCCGAAGGACCGGACGACTTTGATGGCGTCCCAGTCGACTCCGGCGGCCACGATCCGGGTTCCTGCCGGCCCTGGCACGTAGGGGGCATTTCCGCTGGTCATGCGCAGAAGCTAGTGGCGGGGCGCCCGCGCTACCCGAACTGGCGGTTCGGGGTGCCTGCGAGTTCGGGTTGTCAGAGCAGGCCGAGGCGTTGGGCGAGTCCGACGGCTTGTGCGCGGTAGGTGGGGCGTACCCGCCGCAGGAGCCCTTCGACCAGCTCGACGGCCAGAGGGCTGCGGGCCAGGTCTTCGGGCGCCAATTCCTCCAGGCCGAGGAGGTGGACGAGGACCGCGGCGTCTTCGCGGCGCAGGTCGTACAGGCGGGTGACCTCGAGGCCGAACGTGAACTGCCGTTCACGGGACGGCATTCGGCTGACGTCGATCTTGTCTGCGACGTGGAGACCCTCGGAGGCCTCCCCGGCGAGCATCTCGATGCTGACCGCGTGGAGGCGGACGTTGGTCGGGCCGAACACCGTGTGCTGCGCGTTGCCCTCACCGCTCCGTTTGGCGAGCGGCACGGCACGCCCCTCCAACCGGGCGCGGGCGTCCCACCAGCGTCTCGTGCGGGCCTCCGCCACCACTGCCACCAGCTCCAGCGCGCCAGCGACCGCGTCCTTCTCATGCCCGGCGGGCGCCTGTTGGAGGTCTTCGACGGCGAGGACGGCAACCTCACGAGCGTGGGCCACAGCTCCGGCGTCGTTGTGGGAGAGCAGGACATGGCCCAGGTTCCACTGCGCTGCCGCGATACGGATGGGATCGTCGGCATCTTCCGCTGCGCGCATGGCCCGGTCGGCGACCATCAGGGACAGATCCAGGCGTCCGGTGCGGCGGCAGTAGGAGCGCAGCAACCCGTACAGGTCGGCGGCGCAGCGTGATACTTCACGGCGGGCCTGCTGGTCGCTGCCGGTTCGGTGGACTTTGCCTGCGTGTTCGACGTCGGCGATGAGGGTTGGCAGAAGTGCCTCGGCTTCGGTGAAGCGGGTCTGGGACGTCTGCCAGATCCGCCAGGCGTTCTCGACGCGGTCGCGGAGGTCGCCGGCTGTGGCCGCGGGTTCGCTGCGCGGGGTGCTGCATCCCATGAGGGCGTGGGCGACGCTGGGCGCGGCGGTGATGGCGGGGACCGCGTCGGGCACCGAGTCGTCGCTGAGCAACATCGCAATGGTGACGCCGAGTTCGGCGGCCAGACGCCCCAGCAGGTCGGGGGATGGGCTCTTCCTGCCGTTCTCGATGAGGGACAGGTAGCGCTCGGTGATGCCGCAGAGTCCGGCGATGGCGACCTGGCTGCGGCCTGCCTGCTCGCGGTGGTAACGGATGCGGACGCCGACCGGGAGACGTGGTGTGCTCATGCCTGCCACCTCCCCGTTTGTGTCGACTGGTGGGGCTCAGCGTATGGCTGAGCATTCCCTTGTGGGACGGTGATTCCACGGATGGGTGACGGGTTGTTACGGCTGGGCGGGAGAGGGTGCGTTATGGCGCAGCTGGTGTTGTGGGACATCGACCACACGTTGATCTCGACGCGCGGCGTGGGCCGCGAACTGTCGGCGGCGGCGTTCGAGAGCACGCTGGGCCAGCCGATGAGAGAGCAGGCGAAGATCGACGGAATCACGGAGCCGGTCATCTTCCGTGAGACGGCGAAGCTGCACGGGCTGACCACGACCCGCGGCGACTTCGAACGGTTCGCCGCGGCGCTGGCTGAGGAGCATCTGCGCAGCGTCGGAGAGCTGCGGGAGCGCGGGCACGCCCTCCCGGGTGCCGCATCCGTCCTCGACGCCCTGGATGCGGCGGGGGTTCGACAGGCCGTGGTATCCGGCAACATCCGGGCGGTCTCGGAGATCAAGCTGGGAGTCTTCGGGCTGGACACGCACATCGAGTGGGAGGCCGGCGCCTACGGGGAGGACGACGACCTGCGTCCCGCCCTGGTCCGGCTGGCGCTCGAGCGCGCAGCGGTACCAGCCTGCGAAGCGGTGCTGATTGGGGACACTCCTGCCGATGTGGAGGGCGGGCACGAGAACGGGGTGCGGGTCATCGCCGTCGCCACCGGCAAGAGCGACGAGGCAGTACTGCGGGAGGCTGGCGCGGAAGTCGTGCTGTCGGATCTGCGAGACACGGACCTGCTGGTGAAGCTTGTCCGCGGGGATGGCGGGTAGCCGTGATCGTCATATGCCGATGTCGCCGCTTCCTGGGTTCTGTCGGACCCGGCGCCTAGACTTGCTGCATGATCCCCTTTCCCCCGTCGCCTGGTTCCGCACGGTCTGCGGCCGTGGTGAACTCTGAGATCAGGGAGCTGTGGCCGCATCCCGCGGTGCGCCTGTCGTCGGAGGATCGGGCCCGGTACGAGGAACTCGTGGCCGAGTGGGCGGCCGCCTCCCGCGCAGAGTCACTGCGTGGAGAGATCGTGGAGGCGGCGTAACATCCCTGCGTGGCTATCGAACTCCCTGACGACCTGATCGTGCTGGAACGTTCCGCCTGGGAGGCAATCCAGGCGGGGACGCTGACCGTGGACACTGCGCTCGCGGTACAGGAGCGGATCCGGGAGTACGCCGCAGAGTCCGGGAAGTCACGGCTCGCTGTCGAGACCGAGCTGAAGAAGCGCGTGCGGCACCCGGAGTCTATGAGCGACGCGGCCTGAGCTACGGCCGCCACCTGTAGGCGAACCAGTCGTAGACGGATGCGGGCCAGCGCAGCCACAGCGGCGCGTCAGGATCGAGGACGTAGAGCGCGGCAACACCGGCGTATCCGTAGCTCAGCAAGATCAGAACGAGCAGCAGCCAGTCCACGGCGCCCTCCATGATGCGAGCGCCCCGCCGGGCATCACTCCGGCGGGGCGGCAGCGCTGCAGCCACAGCGCGGATGTGATGGCAGCAACGGTAGCGGTAGCCACTGACAACGCGGCCGGGGTCAGCTCGCGAGCTGGAGCACGGCAACGATCACGAGTACCGCGACTGCCGCCAGGGCGCCCTGCGCGACGGACTGCCGCCAGGCCGGGCTTGCGATCCAGGAGCGGACGACGTGCATGGCGCCTCCTCGGTAGGGCCTCAGGATGGCAGACAGCTCCGACGCGGGTAGAGTCGAACGCATGTCCGATAGCCCGCGCCCGTCCCGCATGGAGAAGCTCCGCATCGTCCGCGGCTTTCTCGCCCACCAGCTCGACCAAGTCGACCGCTGGATCGCCGAAGAGCAGCAGCGGCAGCAGGAGAAGGCGCGCGGCGAGGAAGCCCGGCCACCGGCCCCGGACTGGTTGATCGAGCAGGGCCTCGACGGGCGCGCCGCGGTGTACGTGCACGTCGGCGGCTGCCACATGGCGGGCAAACGGTCCCGCGGCGTCGACCGGGACCAGGCGCGCCAAGCCCTGTACGAGCTGCAGGTCGACGCGTGCCCGCACTGCCGTCCCGACACCGAGCTCGGCGTGCTGGAGTGAGCGACCCGTCGCACCCTGAAAGCATGAGCGCCCCGATAGTCGTGCACCAGCCGTCCCCCACCGGCGGCCGGCGAGTCACCGTGCGCGGGGAGATCCTCGGCCTCGCACACTCGGACGCGGACGTGTTCGAGTTCCTGCGGCGGGCCGGACTCCCGGAGGCCGAGGGACTGCTCGATGACCCGGCTTGGGTGACGTGGCGGGGCGGGCGGGCGCACCACTACGAAGCGGCGTGAGCGGGAGATGCACGAGCGCCCGCCTCCGACGAGGGGGCAGGCGCAAGGCGAACGTCTCCGGGGGCCTCTGCCCCGCCGATAGGGCGGGAGGGATGCGGTTGCCCGCGCCCGGCTGATCCCGGCAGACGGTGGTCCTGGCGGGCTGTGAGCTTCCACTCCGCGCTTACGCCTCTGACCTAGTGGGAGACCAAGACCCTGACCAACATGGCATGAGGGGCTGACAGGCGGTACGAGATTCACCTACCGTGGCCGCACCTACTTGGGGAGGCGCCGTGAGCGACACGTGGTGGGGCTAGCCCCCCAGCCGCTCAGCCGAGGGCACGCCACTGCAAAGCGGCGTATTACGGATCTTGCAATCCGCGATCGCGCGCTTCTCCCTCCCCTATGCGCTGCCTGTATTCCAGCAGGAGATGGCGATCTTCGAGGGTCAGGTTCGCAGCTAGCTGGTTGATCTCGTTTGAAACAGCGGCGCAAGCGACTCGACCGGCGGGCCAATCGCGTCGGCCCACGGCCGCGTACAGGTGGCGCCAACTCTGGTCGAGCGGCTTCCGGGCAGCCAGCTGCTTCTTTGAGAACTTGCGCGTCTTCTTCGGAGACTTGCGCTTCTTCGAGCCGCCAGGTGTGGCGCGGGCCTTCTTGAAGGTGGGGCCGCCTGCCGTGAGGCGTATGCGTGGGCTTGCGCGATGCGTCATGGCCTGGCTCCTGTCAGCGCTCCTTCGCGAGTCGCGACATCGTGATCCCGCAGAGCCTGCGAGATGGCGCCGGTGCTGGGACTCTTCCCCTTGTTCTTCCCCTCGGCGATACGGAGGTGCGGCTGGATCTGGCGGATGCTGAACCCCTTCCCTCGCAGCGCCAGAGCCTGGATCACCATGGTCTCCGTCATCACCGGCCGACGGCCGAGCTGCTTGCCCGACTTGCGGGCAGCCTCGAGGCCGTTCTTCGTCTTGCGGCTGATGTCCTTGCGGCGCTCCTCAGCGAGCAGCATCGCGAGCTTGAGCATCATGTCCGCCTGTGGATCGTGCTTGGGATGCTCCTCGGGGTAGTGGTCGCCCGCGCCGATGCCCTTGAGGACCCGGAGCGGGATCCCCTGGGTGCCGAGGTGCCCCATGAGGAGCAGTCCGTCGAGAAGGTTGCGGCCGAGGCGGTCGACCTCCTGTACGCAGAGCATGTCGCCGTGCCGCATCCAGTCGAGGGCCTTCGCAAGTTCGGGGCGCTTCTCGTGACTGATCTTGCCGCTGATCTTTTCCTCGAAAATGCGGATGCATCCAACCGCTTCGAGGTCGATCCGCTGGCGCAGCGTGTTCTGCTCGTCGGTGCTAACGCGGCCGTACCCAATGAGGTCCAATACCCCTCCGTGTTCAGAAAGTTGGTAGAGAACAGTTTCTGAACACGATTGCAGATGAACGGGAAGATGAACAGAGGAACCCTGAACTCCGCCCTCTCCGAGGGGGTCCCGTTCAGAATCAGCAGCGGACCGTTTGATGAAGGGAGTCAGGCAGCCTCGCCGACTTCGGCTGCGAACAGGGACAACTGCTCGACGATGCGCGCCTCCGGAGCGGGCGGGACAGTGTCCTCTGCGGCAGCACAGGTGGTGTCGGCGCTCGCCGCAAGGCGCTGGAAGGCGAGCCTCTCGCGCACCCCACGCTCAATATCCGACCACACGACGCCGCGTGACGGATCGGCCGGCGTGGAGGGTTCGCCGCGGTTTCCCAGCACGGCGGAGACCTTGTCACCGACGGGCGCCTGGTTGCGATGCACGAGGATCACGGTCGGCGTGCCGTGTCCGGGAATGTAGGCGCCGGACGTGTCGATGACCCACCGCAGATCCTGCCGGGCCAAGTACTTCTCAACGAACGGCTTGCCGAACTCCCGCTTCATGAACGAGTTCGCGGTCAGCTGCGCGCACCATCCGCCCGGAACGAGGAGCTCGGTCATCAACTGATGGAAGGGCAGGCTGAGCGCGTACTTGCCGTGGCACACGAGCGAGTAGGCGGCACGGACCGCGTCCCGTTGCTCGGGCGACTTTGGCGTGATGTACGGCGGGTTCCCCAACACGGCGTGGTATCGGCCGCGCTCCAGGAGCGGCTCGGCGCGGTCCAGCAGGGCGTCAGCAGCGGCCACATTGACGGGCCAGTCGGCGGGCATCCGTTCCGGCATCTCCGGGTGGTTCTTCCGGTTCACCCGCAGGAAAAGCGTCACGTGAGCGACAATGCGCAGCCTGGCGATCAGGACGGCGTAGGGGTCGAGGTCGACACCGCACACAACATGCAGGGCCTGCTCAAGGCGGGCGGCCGAGGCTGCGACGAAACTGTGCGGTGGCCCCCAGAACTGCGCCGCACCCAGCGCCTCGTACAGGATGTGGCCGGTACCGCACGACGGGTCGATCATCCGGAAGTCGTCCATGGTGCCGTGCGCTTCCGCTGCGGGCCGGAACGCCATCTCCAGCAGCAGGTTGGTGACGAAGCGCGGGGTCTGCGCGAGCGCCCGGTGTTTGCGGGACTCCTCTGAGAGGGCCTGGTAGGCGTTGCCGAGCAGGTAGCCGTGCGGTCGACAGTCCGGGTCCTTGACGTATCCGGCCGCCCACAGGTCGCGTATCGCTGCCGCGTTCTCGTCGTCGATCGGCTGCCGCCACAGGGCGTTCACGGCGGGGTCGGTGAAGCCGGCGAGCGCGGGATGCAGATCGGCCAGCCGCTTCAGTCCGTCGCAGATGCCCGCCGCCGTGCCGGACGGGCGCGCACCGGGCGCCAGGTGTAGCGCGTCCGCCCACCACAAGACGGCGCCGGTGTGCACCCAGGCGACTGCGGCCTGGTGGCCGATCTCGCGTGCGAGCCGGTCGACGATACGGCCGGCCTCACGGTCTGCGGCCTTCGGGAATCCGGCATGGCCATGCTGGGCGGGGGTGCCGTCGAGCAGTCCCACGATCTGCCTTCCTGATTGAGTCGAGAGCGAGGGGAGGCCCGGCCCCGGAGGGCCGGGCCGGGCGGGTCAGCAGACCTCCCAGTCGTCACGCTCCGGCCACAGCTGCGCGGGGCGCTCCCGGCCCGGCTGCTCGACCTCGATGAACATGATCGAGTTGTTGAGGTTGCGGCTGATGCCGGTGACGCGGCCGACGACCGGCACGTCCCGGTAGTCGAAGCCGCTGACCAGGCAGCCGACGAAGGTGCTGTTCTGGGTGGTGGAGGTGGTGGCCATGAGGCCCTCCTCTGGAGTGGGTTGATGTAGCTGAGTTCCGCTGCTCCGAGGTGACCTGTGGCCTCCTCCATAGCTTCAATTTAGTGGGTACCCATCAATTGCGTCAAGTGGGTACCCACTATTCATTTTGAGGGGTACCCACTAGGGTTCCCGCATGGAGACTCCGCCCGAACCATTCACCAGCCTCGCCAAGCTCACCGAAGGCGCAGAGAGCATCGAGCAAGCCAAGGCGCTCACCGAGGCGCTGAACGCCGTACCCGATCTCCAGCGTTGGCTCCGCGAGGAGCGTCAGCGCATCGTGCGGACGCTGCATGAGCGGGACGGGGTGAGCTACACCGAGATGGCGCCACAGCTTGGGGTCAAGCCGGAGCGAGTGTCAGGCATTGCCCGCGGCCATAGCCGCTCTCCGCGCCGCGGGACCGAGGGCGGGGGCGCCCCCGCGACCACTCCATAAATTCGGACAACCACCCCAAACGGCGCTCGCGATAGGGCATGTTATCGAGAGTGCTTCATGGTCAACTCGCAGCGCTTAACAAGACGTTATGCGCTCCCCCCCTCTAAACGGTCTTGACGTGAACCCTTGACCTCAAGTCTTGACTTGCTACCTTGAGTTCATGACGAACACTCAAACCGAGACCAGGCTCCAAGAACGCATCTACGACTCCCTGGTCGCCTTCAACAAGACCGCCCACACGCCCGAGTTGCGCCTCGCCCAGATGCGCCAGCACCTCGCCGAACACCTCACCCGCGATCTGCTCTCCTACTGCCGCGCCGAGAACCTCCGCGAGGCGATTGAGGCCGCGCGTACCGAGTACCTGACCGGCAGCACCGGCACGGCCGAGGACACCGCCTACAACGATGGCGTCGCCGACGCCATCGCCGCGATCGGTGCGCTGCTGGAGGGTGGCAAGTGAGCAAGCCTCGCCTCCTCCCGACTGGCAACTGCTGGTGTGGCTGCGGCCGGGAGGTCGGTCTCGGGAAGTTCTTCGCCCAAGGCCACGACAAGGTGGCGGAGGCTGCACTCGTGGCCGTCCGCTACGAAGCGTCCGTGCCACGCCTGCTCGCCGAGCACGAGTTCGGCCCGGACAACTCGGTAACCGGCGCGGCCGTCGCGGAAGGGCGCTGGGAGCGCTGCGACCGCTGTGGCTATACGGGTGCCCCCGCCAGCATGCGCAACCACGAGAAGAAGCCCCACAAGGAGACCGAATGATCGTCGTCACCCCGCCCAGCCCGCGCGCTCTCGCAGGATCCACGGCCCCGCTCATCAAAGCCCTCCAGGACTACGCCGAGCAGCGACCCGGCGGAGACGGAGGCGCCATGCTCGAAGTGCGCGACGAGCACAACCAGCGCGCCATCAGCATCATCTGCGACGCGGCCGAGATGAACGAACTCGCCGCCCGACTCACCGACGAGAAGTGAGGAGCGCAGGTGACCGAGGTGCACATCCCGGCTGACGATCTCCGTATCGGGGACGTCATCGTCCATGGCGGCGGCGAGACCACGGTGCGCGACCTGGACCGCAGCAAGTCGCCGACCATCGTCACCAACCCCGGCCAGCCCGACGAGATCAGCGGCTATCTGTGGCAGCACGTGGCCGTTCGCCGCGCCTGACACAGAACAACGGCGCCCCGGCTGAGGAAAGCAGCCGGGGCGCCGTCATGCCCGCACCCTACCGGGGGGGCACCGCTCCCTCTCCCCCGCTGGTCGCTTCTGCCCTACGGTGTCCCTCTGGCTCAACCCTGGGGGGACATATGCGAGTTCGCACCATCTCGGCGTCGGCCGTCCTGCTCCTTGCCGCCCTCACGGGGTGTGGCGACAGCGGCAGCGGCGACGAGCCCGCAGCGAAGCAGCCCACGAAGACGGCTGTGTCGAAGGAGCCGAACGACGGAGACGGCGGCGGTGTCGAGAAGGCGCTGAAGCTCGGCGAACCCGCGCAGACCATCGGCGACGGAGGAACCGGCGTCCTGCAGATCACCCCGGACACCGTCGTGTACGTGAAAGAGAGCAGCGGGGAGAAGGCCGCGAACGGGACCTTCGCCGTCATCACGATGCAGGTGAAGGCGATGACCGGGGCGCCAGCCGCACAGACTGCGCCGATCACGGGTGACGGTTGGAAGTGGATCGCCCCGGACGGTGAAGCGATCGGCTTCGACAGCGGCAACTCCACGATGATCAGCCTGGGCAAGTACAGCAGCGGCGGCGCAGTACAGCCCGGCACCTACGAATGGGATTCGCAGGTCTTCGACCTGACTGCGGCGCAGGCGAAGGGCGGCACGCTCCTCTACACCGACGGCGACGGAACCGCCTATCGGTGGAAGATGCCAGCCGCAGGCTCGGGGCCGCACGTCGCCGAGGTGAAGAAGCAGTTGGCGGAGTAGACGCAGAAGAGCCCGAGGCGGCACTGTTCATCTACGTCAGGACTTTCCCTTCTCGATCTGATCCACTCGGGAAGGGCTGGTCCCGATCAGCTCGCCGATCTCCCGTCGCACCAGCGTTTTCCGCAGCGTCAGGACGTCGGCCTGCCTGGTGCGCTTCATCTGAGGGCCCTTGTCCTGCATCACGGCGAGGATTTCGGTGATCGCGCGGGCGCGGTCTGCGGGATCTTGCATGGACAGAGCTTGCTCGACAGCGGCTCGGACGCGGCTTCCTGGAGTGTCATCCATGAGTGGATTATAGGACCCTCTAAAGAATCTTGACCAGACCCCTAGACGTGGACATTAGAGGGCCCTATAAATGAAGTAGAGCAGAACAAGAGAACAGCACAAGGGGCCCCACGAGGAGATCACGACCGGTTCGAATCCGGCGCGGGGCGCGTGGATCTGCAGCACGGGTACCGCGTCAGATGAGGGGCACCTCAAGCTGATCGGTCAGACAGAGAAGCCCGGCAGCACAAGGCCAGTACCGGGGGCACCTGGTGCAGGCTGCAAAGCACAACGGCATCCCGGGGGCACTCGGGATGCCGTTGTCAGCTACCCGGAAGACAGGGGCCGTCATGGACAACATCGTTTTCGAGTCGGTCCGCTGGATCTGGGCACACTGGGCCGTATTCGCCGCAGCGGCCATCGCCATATCCAGCATTGCAACATCCGTCAAAGAAGCGTGACGTGACGAAACGCCCCGCTCCTGCCATGAGGCAGGAGCGGGGCGTTGGTCATTCTGCGGGGTCAGCGGGCGGCATGTCCGGCTCGAGGAACAGTCTCTCGTAGATGGGCTGTGGCGGCGCCTCGGCCAAGCCGAGCTGCACGAGGGATGGGATGTCGCCTGCCGAGTCGTCGACGCGGCGGGCCATGGGGCGCGGGTCGGGCATCGGCTCTCCTCAGTACTGGCGGCGTTGCGGATCCAGCGCGGCGGCCTGCGGTCCGTTGCCCGGCGGGTCAGGGTCCGGAGCCCCGTCACGGCGGCATACGAGCGCATCCGGGTCGTCGGCCGGGGGCTGGAGCGAGTAACCGTCGGGGCAGGTCTGTCCGTCGCGGCCGTCTGCCCCGTTCTCTCCTGCGGGTCCCGGCTCGCCCTGCGGGCCGGCAGGGCCCGGTTCCCCCTGTGGGCCGGGCGGGCCTGCAACACCGTCCGGACCTGCGGCTCCGGTTGGTCCGGTCTCCCCCACGCCGTCGCTGCCTTCGTCGCCGGTCTCGCCATCGTCGCCTTTCCTGCCAGGCGCCCCTGACGGGCCGGGCTCGCCTGAATCTCCCTTGTCGCCCTTGGGGCCGCGGGGTCCGGTGATGGATTCGCCGCGGCTGCCCGGCGGCCCGGCCACGGGTTTCCCGCCGAGGCCTTGCACCTGGCGGGCCAGGGCGTCGCGCGCGTCGTTGGCCGTCCGCAGATCGCCTGAGAGTGCGACCACCTGGACGGCGAGCCAGCCGAGGAACACTGCGACCAGGACGAGGGTGAACCCGACAAGCCATTCGGCGGGCGGCAGGCGGAGCGGGCGGCGCATTTTGCGGGCGGCGCTCATTTTGACACCACCGCCCACACTGCGATCGCCGCCGACATGATGGCCAGCAGCACGGGAATCACTGCCTGATAGAGGCGACGCTGCCGCTCGTCCTCCCTGCGTTTGGCCTCGTCACGCTGATGTTGCTCGAGGTCGTCCTCGAGTTTCGCGTTCTCGACGCGGGCCTGTTGTACGTCGCTTTGGAGGCGGGCGAGCGCCTCGGCCGTGTACCGGTTGTGCGTGTCGTACACGTTCTGCTGCACGAACTCGCCGAGCCGCACGTTGAGGGTGTCCATGCGGCGGTGCATCTCACCCTGCAACGAGCTGATGAGCCGCCCGAGTTCGCCGTTGGACGGTTCATCGGCCATGTGCGTCCCCGGGTCAGACGGCCGTCGGTTTGGCGGGCGAATTCGGGGACACCTGGCTGCGGGTCAGCAGGCCGAGTACCGCGAGGACAACGGCGTTCAGTGCGCCGACGGTTTCGGCGGAGACGCTGAATCCGTAGGCGGCGAGGAGCGCGACGACTGCGGCAACGAGGCCGGTGAACGCGGAAGGGGCGATCGGGCGGGTGATGGCCGCCGTCGCCGCGGCGAACACCGCAGAGATGACGGCGACGATCGCGCCCGCCTGCTCGGCGCTGAGGCCGAAGTTGAAGCTGACCAGAAGCGACAGGCCTGCGCTGACGGTGGCGATAAGAAGGGCAGGCTCCCTGCCGAAGGTCTTCATGGTGCCTACTTCCAGTAGAGGCCGCGCAGGCGGCTGGTTGAGATGGTGATGGACGTCCGGTCGGTCGGGTCGACAGGCCAGTAGGCGAGTTCGAAGCGGAGCTTTTCGGTGGCCTTGATGGAGCCGGCGTTGTGGAAGTCGGCGAACGTCGACCCTTCGCTGCCCTGCCGCTCGGTGATGCCGCCGGTCCAGCGGGTGCCGTCGGTGCGGTGGTGGTAGAAGCGGCCTTGCAGTGTCGAGCCCTCCGGAGCGCTGGTGGTGATCTGCGCCATCGCCTGGTAGGCGGCGGCTCCGGTCAGCAGGTCGATTCCTTCGATGGACAGGGTCGTCCATTTGCCGGGGACGATGGTGCGGTCGGTCTCGTCGTACTGGCCGAGTGTGTGTGGCACGTCGTCCTCCGTGGGTGGTTCGGTGCCGGGGCTCCATCGGGCGGGGTGGGTGAGGCGGGCTGCGACGTCGTTGCGGAACTTGTCCATGTCGAAGCTGGGGTCGATCTTCCGGCGGGTGCCTTCCTTATGGCCGATCACCGAATGCTCTGACCAGCCGTGCGCCCGGCAGATTGCCGCAGCCCACCGAACGGCCTGGTCGTACTGCACATTTGGGTAGGGGTCGCAGCCGTTGCCGAGGTTCTCGATCTCGATGCCGTAGTAGTGCTGGTTGCCGTCGATCAGTTCGGCGGCGTCCGGCTGCGGGTGCGTCGACGCCTCATTGACGACCGCCCGGTGCGCGTTGGCCGCGAACATTCCGCCATGGTTCACGCGCCCATGCCCGACCATTGTCGCGACACCCGACTTGCTCAGGTGGGTGTGGCACAGCGGGCCCGGCAGCCCGGACAAGCCGTTGATGCAGATGTTCAGACTGTTCGATCCGGCTGTGTGGTGGATGACGATGCCGTTCACCGGGCCCCACGGGCCCTTGTGGTTACGGTTATGGACCCGCCACCCGGAGCTCTCAACGACACGGACACCCTCGGCTCGGAGCTCGGCCAGAAGGGTGTCGGCTGACAGTGGTGCAGCCATTTCCGCGTCCTTTCTCTAGTAGTCCCAGGTGGTGGCGACGAATTGGGCGTGGCCGACGGCTGCTGGTTCGTGGTGGTCGTGCCATACCTGGACGCCGACGGGGACGCCGGACTCGCCGAAGAACGTCCACACGTTGGTGTCCCAGTCGCGGCCGGGGGTGTCGAGCTGGTCTTCGGCGCCGGTGTCGTCGGGTTCACCGAGTGGGTCGCGGACGAAGCGGGCCATGAACTGGCGGACCCGGAGATCGCCGTCTGGGATGGTGAGCGGCTCCCAGCGGATGTTGCGGCCCCAGATGAAGTCCCCGTCAAACGGCGGCATGATCAGCGCGGGCGGGCGGTACATGTGCCGGTCGTTGCGGATCGCGTGGTCGAACGTGAGCAGCGTCCACGAGCTCGGCGGGATGATCTGCGGGGTGTCGCGGTAGAGCTTGCACTGGGTGGCCATGCGGCCTCCGAACATGAAAAGAGCCCCCGACCAGGGGCGCGATGACTGTGCTCTTCTGCTGGTCAGAGGCTGACGATGGTGCCGTTGAAGCCAATCCACGGGGGTTTCACAGAGGACCCGGTGCCGTAGACCTGCAGATAGCCGTCGGTCTGCACGTCGAGCTTCAAGGCGATGCGGTCGGAGGCGATGTCGCTGCAGGGGATCGTCACCGTGCGGAGCGTAGCCGGGCGCACGATCGACGGCAGAGCCGTCGAGTTGATGATGTAGCTGCCAGCCGGAGTCGACGGCCACGACGAGCGTCCGACCGCCCCACGAAGCTGCAATGACTCTTCGCCGCTGATGTTGAGGAGCCGGTACTGGAGTGTGCCGTTGGAGTTGCCGTTCTGCTGAAACCCGGATGCGAGAGAGATCGTTGTCCAGGCTGAGGCGCCTGTGGAGACGGCCACCCACCCAGCTCCGTCGTACACGTCCAGGCGGTTCACGTCCTGGAGCCACGTCTGCATCCCCTCGACCGGAGCTGCGGCGCCTGTGAGGGTCGCGGCCCGGCCGGAAGCCGAGGCGAAGCGCATGACACCGCGCTGCACGATGGCGTTGACGATGTCCTTGGCGAGCTTCCCTGCGTCAGGGGCATCGGTGAGGGCGGCGATCTGGACGTTCTGACCGTAGTCGTCCGTGATCGGCATCAGACCTCCAGGACGGCTGTGGTCACGGGCGAGGTGCGGTGGACGGTGACGGTGTTGGCGCCCTCGACGTCCGAGACCGCTCTGGCCAGCTCCCAGACGAGGGCGGGCATGTCGTCGTCGGTGACGGGCGAGTAGTCGCCTTCGGCGAGGGAAACTTCGAGGCTGGATTCGCCACCGTTGACGACGATCCGGTAGCTGGCAGGGGCAGCCATGACGGCCCTTTCAGTCGAGTGGGTAGCGGATCCCTTTGAGGGAGAACCAGTTGGTCTCTGTGGCACCGGCCGCCGCGCTGATGAGGGAGACGGTGCCGTCGGAGTCGAAGTCGACCTTCACGGAGTGCACAACGGAGGTGGAGTTTGCGACGCCCGTGATGCTGGTGGCGTTGCGGGCGGCGACGAAGGATGCGCGGGCGACGGGTCGGAACTCAGCGGCCAGGGCAGCGGAAAGGATGTTGGTGGTCTGGGCGCCGTTGGCGCGGGTGGCGCCGCCATCCCATTCCATCCACCAGCCGCCCTGCCAGACGGTCTTGCGGTAGCTGATCGGGCCGTTGTTGTTGCCCTGCGTGGTGGTGTTGCCCTGCGTGTATCCGGTGCCGAGCGTCGGCGTCGTCCAGCCTGGATCGCCGGTGCTCATGCGGCCCCATGCCAGCCAGTTGCCGCTGCTCGACTGCGTGAGGGCGATGACGTCGCCGACCTGCGCCAGCGTGTACGTCTCCATCTGCCGAGCCGTAATGCCGTCGTCCGTGATGACCGTGCCGCCAGCGTTGACGGTCTGGACCGTGGCGAGCCGCCAGTCCGAACCCCGCACGCTGGTAGCGGTCGCCCCCGCGGAGACAGCCTGCTGCTGGAGCGCGTCGGCGAGCTGGCGGACCGTGCCGAAGTTGGATTTCACGCGTCCTCCTTCGCCGCGATCGTGGTGATCGGGAAGTCGCCGCCGGTGTCCAACGGCACGCTGAACGACTGCACTTGGTGGAGTTCGCGAGTGCCGTCGGGGTGGATGACGCGGATGACGTCGCCGCATTCCAGCGCCGGGTTCGGCAGGCTGGAGAAGTCGCCGGACGCGTTGGGGGCCTTTCCGGCGATCAGCTTCAGATTGGCCGCCTGCGCGCAGGCGTTGACCGTGGTGAGCGTGCTGGAGCTGTAAAAGTCCGGCCTGCGTCCGTAGGGACCGCCCCAGTAGGTCGGCGAGTTGACGTCGTTGTCGGTGGCGAGGTACTCGACTGGCGGGATGTTTTCCTCGGTGTTCTCGCCGCGGGCCAGGACGCCGTTGAAGACCTTGTCGGAGCTCATGGCCCGGCTGCCCTGCACGTACACGCCGCCCTCCCCAGCAGCGACTTCCCAGACTGCGGGCGTAGCCAGAAGCTCCGGCAGCGCGCTGATGACGAAGACTCCGTCGGCGTTCGTGTAGCACTCGGCGCCGGCCGCGGCCACGATCTCCTGCACTCCTGCCCACGGGTCGGCCTCGACGTCGAACGTCCGGGCGCCGATGGGGCTGTCGACGATGAGGCTGATGACGTCGGCTGTCGGCAGGGAGCGTTGGATGAGCGCAGTGGCGGCGCCGACGACGGTCCCGGTCGCCTTGTACGGCTCGGTGAACTTGTCGTCGGCGACGCACGCCTCCAGCGACTTGCCCTGTAGGGTGACGGGCCCGTCTGTGGGGTCGCCGTCGACGCTGTCGAGACGGAAGACGCCGATCGGGACGAGCTCCTGCGAGCCGTCGCCGTAGCTGACACCGCGCGCTATGCGGAGTCGTGCCCCGTAGGTAGCGAGTTGATCGTTGGGCGTGCGGGGTATCAGCAAAACGTCTGCCGAGGTGACGGTGCAGGTGCGGCGGATCGTCTGCCCGCGGTCCACGGGTACGGAGCCGCCCGTGTGCTCGAGCGTGACCACCGAGCCGTCGTTCTTGAAGAGCTTGACCTCGGTGACGGGTGAATGCGATTCGCCGAGGCGGGGCAGGAATCGGTCGGTGACGGGGTACATGGATCACCCCAGCCTGCGGTCGAGGAGGACATCCTCCCAGGTGGCATACGTGGGGAGCAGATCTCCCCATGTGTCGAACTCGGCGAGGATGTCCTGCCAAGTGCGGCCCGCAGACCCGCTGAGCCCTGTCGTGATCGGCATGTCTGATTGCGTGAGGGGCAGCGTCCAAGCGCGCCAGAGCTCCATCGCCGTGCCACCGACGCGGGCCTCAGGAACGAGTGCGACGCTGACGTACATATCGTCGATGCCCATGCCGGGGACGGCCTGCCAGAGAAGGACATTCCCGGAGTCCAGCAGCCAGTGGAGCGCCTTGCGTTCGTCGTCAGAGCGGGTCCAGACAGCAAGGTCGCCTTCGAGGCCGCCACGGACATCGCTGTGGGTCACGGCGTTACGTCGCCCTTTGACCCGGTAGACCGCCTGCTCGATGGGCCGCTGCCAGTCGGGGGCCTTCGAGATCATCACCCGCATGTTGCGCTGCGGGTTGCCCGGGTCTTTCAGCCAGGCGAGATTGAGGTCTCCGGCGGGGATGGTGAGGGTGTCGGAGCTGCGGGTGCCCGGCGTGGTGGCCCCGTCGGGCCAGAGTTCGATCCGGTACAGGACGGGTACGCCGAGAGGTGCCTCATAGTCCTCGATGATCATCAGGTCGGATGTGATGCGGGTCCGGTCGAGGAGTCCAAGCGGCCCGCGCACCAGGGTGCGGATGCCGTCGAGCCCCTCCCGGTAGACGCTGATGGACTGGCCGACAGCGAGCTCCCGCAGAGTCAGGGTGATGCTGGCGCTCTCCTCCACGACGGTCACCGCGGTGAGCGGCACCGCCAGCCACAGGGCCGCCGTGTCGACGTACATCGCCGAGTTGGTGGCGCCCGCCGTGACGGTGAGCTCGATCGCTCCCTGCGTGGCGTTGGCGGGCACGCTGGCGTCGGTTGACATGGCGTACCAGCTGGCGCCCGGAAACGTGTAGCTGGTGCCTCCCGTGGTACCGAGATCACCGTTGGAGGCGTCGTACCAGCGAACCTTGACGTTCACGGTCCACGATCCGGCGCCGAGGGTGGCGAGGATCTGAGCCCGGTAGCTGGTCCCTGCTCCGCCCGGGGCCGCGAAGCGGCCGGAGCGCACGACGCTGGCCGTCGCGGTCGCCGACGTGATCGACAGGGAGTAGGAGCCGTCGAAGGCGACCTGCCCCCAAGGCGTCGACCGGCCGATGACCGCGACCCCAGAGGGGCGTGTCCACCCGGCGACGCCCTGCTCGAAGCTGCCGTCGGCATAGGGAAGGATCGTCCCGGCCTGGACGATCGGTGCGACGGCGACGACGACGCCTTCGAGCCGCAGTACCTGGCCCCCACTGGCGCCGTTGACGCCCGCCGCCACCCCGCACGTCGCAGCATTCGACGGGGCGATAGCCGAGGCGCGCTGCCGGTACCAGCCCGACCCCGGCATCGGCGAGACGAGCGTCGAACGCGTCGCGCTGATCTGGTTGCCGTTGGCGTCGTAGTAGCGCAGCTCGATCCAGCAGTCGGCCAAGAGTGTTGGCGGGTTGAGGTAGGCGTAGGCCAGGTAGTCGGTGCCCAGGGTGACGGCTGGCCGGTCGGTTGAGACCGCTGCGGCGTTGCCCGCACCGGTCGCGGTGACCGCGATGGTGTGGCCGCCCGCCAGGTAGTTGTCGACCGCCCATGCGGCGACCGGAACCTGGCGGGAGACGCCCGCGTTGACCTCGGCCGTCCACCCGGACGCGTCGACCTCCGCGGACTCCGTCCCGAACGCGAAGAGATTACCGACAGTCCTGATCGGCAACCCCAAATAGACGTTCTCCCAGTACTGATTGACCAACCCGGCCGCCGGGGTCGACGACAGCAGTACCTGCGCTTGCGTCGCCCCGGCCGGCGCCATCCCGGCCACGCCAACCCGGTGCCAGTTACTGGAGGCCGCCAGCGTGGTCAGGGACCAGGTGATCGAGATTTCGGTGCTGGTGGCGCTCAGCCAGCGGATTCCGATCCGCTCGGGGACGACCCCGGCGGCGTCCGCGAACGTCTGGTACGTCGTACCTGCGGTGACGGGGTAGGAGGAGACGGTGCGGGCCTGCATCTCCCCCGCCGCCGCCGACTTGACGACGAGGCAGCCGTCCCCGTTCCGCCCCCCCGTGCCCTTGAGCAGGGTGCAGTTGAGCTTGCTCACCCAGCCGGAGGTGTTCGGGTCAACCGACTCGGTGGTTGCCGACAGGAGATTTCCGGGGATCGGCATGTCTCACCTCCGGCCTGCGGTCAGCGTGGTGGTGAGGTCGGACATGGTCTGCTGCACTTCGCCGCGGACGTGTCCGAGGAAGGCCCCGGAGTCGAGATAGAGGTCGCCCTCGAACTGGCCGCCGCCTCCCGCCGACGGCGACATCGCCAGCCGTGTCAGCGCGCTGGCCTGCGTCGACGTGAAGACCGGCTCCGGACGGCCGGTGCCGTTATAGGCGAGGTTGAGGCCTGGCTCCAGGTATCCGCCCTGGTCGTACCAGTGCGGGCTGCGGGAGAGCCACTTCGAGTAGGCCCGTGACGGGCTGCCGTAGTCGGGGCGGCCCTTGATGTAGCCGAGGCCCCACCGGATCTGGGTTTTCGCGTTCGACCGGTAGTCGGCACCGGCAGACCGCATCTTCGATGCAGGGAGCGCCTGGGGGATGCCGTAGGCCCCTGAGCTGCGGTTTAGTGCGTTCCAGCGCCAGTTGGATTCGCCGGTCCACAGCTTCTTGAGCGGCCCGAACTGGCTCGGGCCCCACCCGTATCGGCCAAGGATCGACTTGGCGTACCGCTGCGCTGCGCCGACTGCGTTGGCGCTGAATCCGCCGCCTCCGGCCGTGAGGTACTTCATGGGGTCGACTGCGCGGCCGTTCTTGCGTGCTTCGAGGTGGAGGTGCGGGCCGGTGACGTTGCCGGTGGCTCCGACGTCGCCGATGCGGTTGCCGCCGTTGACGGCCTTGGGGACGGTGGTGCGGATTTTCGACAGGTGGGCGTACAGCGACTGCAGACCGCCACCGTGGTCGATCATGATGTGGTTGCCGTAGGGGCCGCCACGTGCGGTCTGGGACACGTTTCCGTCGGCGACGGCCTTGACCGCGGTACCTACGGCGGCGGGGAAGTCCAGGCCGGTGTGACGGCCAGAGGACCACATGGAGCCACGCTTACCGAAGGGCGTGCCGTAGCGGGCGTTAACCGGCTTAATCCACTCGCCGCGGCCTTCGTAGCCACCCGCGAACATGCTCGTCGCAGCATCGACGATCTTGTCCTTCAGGCCGGAGATCATCTTGAGTGGGATCTTGCCGACCGCCGTGCCCCACTTACCTGCGGACTCAACCCCCTTGGCAATCTTGCCGACGACGGGCTGGACCAACTTCGTCCACACCTTGGAGGGGTGAACGAGGAGGTCAGCACCGGTCTTGACCCAGTCGATGCCCTTGCCGACGACGTCACGGACGGTGTCCTTCGTCCAGTCCCAGGCGTCACCCAGGACGCCTCCGCCTGCCATCAGCCGCGTGCCCGCAGCTGCGTGCAGAGCCTGCGCCCGGTCCCGGAACTTGGGATCCGTCGGGATGACGTACTCGGGGTAGCGGGGATTACCCTCGCCGACGATCGCGGTCGGCCGGTTGGTGACCATCGGACGCGCAGGCCCGAAGCCTTGGCCGACCGTGCCGCCTGCAGCCAGGAGGTCCGGCCCCTTGGGCATGTGGGGCAGCTTGACGAAATCGGCCACCTTGTCCCAAATGGCTTTGATGCCTTTCCGGTACACGTATTCGATCACGAAATTGACGGGCGCAGCCGTGATCGACTTGATCTTCCCGAAGGCGGTACCGATGGCCTTCCGCGCCGAGTCGAAGGCCTTGCCGACGAGCCGGACTGCAGACTTGATCCGGTCGAAGGCAGGCTTGAGGCCCTTGTTGTACAGCCACGACGCCCGGCTCGCGATGAACCCGAAGGTCGGCCGGATCGCCTTGTCGTACAGCCACTTCGACACATCGCCGATCCCGCGGAACGCAGGCCGCAGCGCGGTCCGGTACAGCCACGTTCCGATGCGGCCGACGAACTTGAAGCTCGCGACGATGCCGTCCGCTGCGGGCTTGATCGCGCTGCGGTACAACCATCGCCCCGTTGCCGCGATGCCGTTGAAGGCAGGCTTGATGGCCTTCTCGTACAACCACTTCCCCGTCGCGCCGATCCCCCGGAACGCAGGCCCCAGAGCCGTCTTCCACAGCCACATCCCGACAGCCGCAGCGAGCCGGAAAGCGATCACGATCGGGGCGACGAGGACTACAACGATGATGGCGACGAGAATCCGCGCGGCGAGTGCGATGCCATCGAACGCGGGCTTGATCGCGTTGCGCCACAGCCACATCGCCCAACGGCCCACCGCTTGCAGGGCTACCGTCACCCCGGTCCGGATGCGGCCGAAGTTCTTGATGAAGGTGACCGCAAAGAAGATCACCCAGCCCAGCGGGCCAGCGCCGAGAAGCACCCACAGGTGATCGCGCACCCACTGGAAGGCGACACCCAGCAGACGAACACCCACCATGATCTTCCCGAAGACAGGCCTGAGCACGGTGTTCCACAGCCACAGCGAGGCGACCTTGATACCGGTCCACGCCGCCTGCACCCCCGTGCGGAACCAGGCGAAGTGCTTGTAGGCGTAGATCACGGAAGCGACGAGCGCGATGATCCCCAACACGATCAGCGTGATCGGGTTGGCATTCATCACCGCGTTGAAAAGGAACATCGCGATGGTCCACAACCGAGTCGCGATGTAGGCGAGATACATGCCCTGGATCAGCCACGGCAGCGTCGTGGCGATCGACGCCAGACCACGGGCCAGCGCGCCGAGGATCTCCAGGATCGGACCCGACAGCGGAGACAGAGCTCTGGCCACCTGATAGAAGGCGGAGCTGATATCACCGAGGGAACGGGCCATGATCGGGCCCTGTTCGGCCGTGTAGGCAAGGAAGCGCTCAAAGGCGGGCGAGCCCTTGAGGTTGGTGCCCCAGTTCGCGAAGCGGCCGGTGATGGCCTGCATCCGCGTCGAGATGGAGTCCATGTGCGGCAGGAAGGCTTGGACGATGCCGCCCATGCCCTTGAACAGGTTCGCGAAGGCCACGCCGAGCCCGATGATCGCGGGCCGAGTGGCGCCCGCCAGGTCCGACTTGAAGGCCTTCCATCCCTCGGACTTGAATCCGCGGGACGCCCGATCCTGCAGCTCACCGATCGCGTCGGCGGCAGCCTTCACGAACGGCGTCAGCCCCGGCAAGCTGTTCTTCAGCCCGTTCAGGGCCCGCGTGAAAATCGGCATGACCTGCGGCTGCAGCGACTTCGACCAATCCCCGAACGCGCCCTTCAGCGAGACAAACGCATCAAAGGTCTGCCGGGCCGCTGGCGTCAGCTTCCCAAGGGCTTCCTGGTACTTGGCCTGCGCGACGGCAGCCTGATCGACGCCCCCGGCCGCCTGCTGCGACGCGGAGGCAATCTGCCGCTGAGCACTGGCAATCGAGTCGGCGGCCGACTGCTGCGCGGCCACCAAAGACTCCTGAGCGCGCGCCACAGACCTGGCGCCGTCCTCCTGAACCTTGGTCACATTGCGCTGCGACTCGGCGACCTTCTCCTGAGCCGCAGCAATGTCCCGCTGCCCCCGAACCTGCTGCCGGGCCGCCTCGGTGCGGGTCTTCCCCAGAGCCTTCTGCTGCTCTGCAACTCCCTGCTCGGCGGCGGCGAGGCGCTCCTGGGCGCTGCGGACCGTGTCGGAGCCTTCGACTCCGGCCTTGTCGGCAGCGCGCTTCTCGCCGGTCAGCCGCTTCGTCTCGGCCTGCTGCTCCTTGAGCCGCTGCACCGCCTGGTCATACGAGAGCTGGGCGCGCTGCTGCTCGAGCGCGGTGGCCTTGGATCCGACGGCCTGCGTCGCCCGTAGCCGGACCTGAGCCTCCTGTACCGACAGCGCCGCATCCCGCTCAGACAGCTGCGCATCCGCCAGCCGACCCGACAGCTCGGCCAGTTCGACGACGGCGTCCTTGCGGGCCTGGGTGAGATCCTGCTGAGCCTGCCGGGCAGTGCGCTGAGCGTCAGCGAGAGAGTCCTCGGCCTGCGAGACGCGTTCAGCGGCGTCCCGCTCCCGGTCCGCGGCCTGCTGCACCGCATCCGCCAACGACTGCCGGGCAGCCTTCACCTGTTGGGAAGCCTGTCGGTTCGCCTCAGCCGACGAGCGGACCGCGTCCGCGACAGAGTCCTCCGCCTGCCCGATCTGCCGTGCCGCATTACGGTGCGCCGAGGCAAGAGACTGCTGGGCGCCCGCCAACTGCAAGGCCTTGGAGGCGCCTTGGCCGCTGGCCTGGCCACCCTTGATGGAGGCAGTCGCCGCAGCGTCCTGGGCGGTCTTCTGTGCCTGCAGAGCCCCTGCGATGCCGACGAAAGCCGGGATGGCGACGGCTGCGAGCGCGCCAACGCCAGCCCCGGCGGCAACAGCCGCCGAGGCAATAGAGCCGATCCCCGCAGCCAGAATCGGTATGGCAGGGATCGCGGCGACAGCACCGAGAGCCACCGTCAGCTGGAACAGCGCGGCGACTGCCTGAGCCGTGCTGACGTCGGTGCGGATGTTGATGCGCTTGCCGTCCAGCGCGGCGATCTGCGCACGCACGACAGCGAGTTGCGCGGCGGCGGCTCCGGTGTCGATACGTACCGCGACGTCCGCATCCGATGCCGACAGCGCCTGCAAGCGGGCCTGGATCGCCTCGACGCGGGCCGTCGCGGTGGCGACGTCCATGTCGACGCCGATCCGCACATCCCGCAGCGCCGTCAGCTGGGCGCGCAGCCGGGCGATCTCCACCTCGGCGGGGGTGGTGTCCGCACCGATGTTGATGTTCGGGAGGGACGCCTCGGCCTGCTGCACGGCCGCCCGCAGCCGCTGCCCGAACGTGCCGTCCGTCTCCACCCGGATGTGGGCGGGGCGCGAGCTGACCTCGTCGATCTGCTCCCGCAGCAGCCGCAGCTGCGCGATCGCCGCCGCCGTGTCCGCACGCACCGCGACGTTCGGGTGGGCAGCACCGATCCGGCGCAGCCGCTCCTCGATGTCGGCGGCCTCCGCGCGAGCCCGCTCGGCGTCGATGTCGATGCCGATGGTCTTGCCAGCAAGGGACTCCAGGCGGGCCCTCAGTCGCGCCAGATCCGCATCGACGCCCGTGTCGGACAGACGGACGTCCAGTTTGGGCATGCTGCGGAAGGCAGCCTCGAGGCGGGCCTTCAGCGACCGGGCAAAGGCTCCGCCCGTTTCGCTTCCCTGCCTGGTCGCGGCGGGCCTGGCGGCGCGGGCACCGTTGTTGACGCCCTGGGTGACGGCCGGGGCGATGTGCTGGGCAATCTGCTGCCCGATGATCCGGCCAACCTCATCGCCCACCCGTCGCGCCGGAGGGACCAGCGCAGCCTGCAGCCGGCCATAAATCCCTCTCGCCGACGGGATGACATCAACTTCGACGGATCCGACACTGATCGCCACGAGGGGCCTCCCCTCGCAGCGCTACGCGGCGCCTCCGTGGATGAACTGGAAGAGACGCTCGGCGGTCTGCTCAGACATTTTCAGCTTCGACTGTCGGGGCTTGGCGCCCGGTCTACGCGCGGGCACTGGCGGCTCGGGCTGGTCGCGCTTGTGCTCCGTGTTGGCGCAGATCGTCACGTACTCCAGGCGCCGGACCGCATCCAGTACGGAGGCTGTGAGCTGTTCGAGCTGGGACCAGCGGCCCTTCTCCGGCTCGCCCTTCTCTGCCTGCTCGGTGAGCTCGTCGTCCGAGAGCTCGTTCCGTAGCGCCGTCATCGTCGACGACTCGGGCGGCAGGTGCTGGATCAGGACCCGCAGCTGCCGCCACGTCATCGCGCCACGGTGCACGTCCAGGACGTCACGCTGATAGAAGCGCCACAGGTCAGCCTCTACCGCCTCCGCGTGCGCCTCGTAGACCTGTTGGGTCCACGCGATTTTCCCGGGCCCTCCGCGACCTGCTCGCTGGCCTCACCGATGAACTCACCGAACTGGGCATTCGTCGGGTCGAGTTCCTCGTACCGCTCATAGTCCTCCGGGTGGATGACGAGCTCAGCGAAAGCATCGATCTGGCCGGAGTTCAGCAGCCGGTTCCACGACTGGCGCCACACGCTGGGCGGCAGAATCTGAACGTCCTCACCGACCAGCTTGGCAGTTACGTAGTGGCCTTCGGCCTCGTCTTCCTGCGCCTCAGCGGCGTCGTCATCGTCGAAGTCCTCTTCAGGCTCCACGTCCGGAGCGACGACGGCAGTCTTGCGGGCCGGCCGGGCGGCGGTGGTCTTCTTGCGGGCGGCGGTCCTGGCATTTGCAGCCATGGCGCGGGCCTCCATTCATGTAGGGCGCGGGCAAAGGGCAGAGGTGGACGGGCCGGGCCCGCGCCGGCTGGCTATGCGACCCGCCCACCAGTCAGAGGGTCAGGAGCCCGTGTAGTCGGGCGTCGCCGGGACACGGTCCGCGTGGTAGACCGTGTTGCCGCTGATGTCCGGGTAGGCGGTGACCGTCCACTCGAAGCCGGCCATCTCGTCCTGCTTGTGAGTGACGTCGCTGCGGTCGGAGATCTCGCCCTCGGGCACGTAGAAGCCCAGAGAGGTCTCGCCGTCGAGCACGACGAACCAGAAGGCGCGGCGGTCCGGCAGCGGGGAAGCGGTCTCCGCGAACGTGGTCAGGCCGCTCGCCGGGGTCAGATCTGCGACAGGGATGCGGTACTGCAGGGATCGCACCGTGGTGCGGCCCGTCTCCCACACGGTGATCTTGAAGGTACGGAGGGACTTCGTGATCGTCGTGCGGATCGGCGAGGTGAACCCCCAAGGGGTGTACTCCTGGCTGTCCTCGTCGAACCCCTGCACCAGGCCGTCGTCCGAGATGGCGCCGAGCGGCTCCCACGGCGGCATGGGCTGAATCAGCGGGTCCCCCGGCGAAGAAGTGCCGAGATCGGCGGTCCAGCCGCCGCCATTCGCGCCGACCTCAGTCAGGTCCGCTGCGCGGGTGATGTTGACCATCGTTGTCTCCAGACATGCGTGAAGCCCGCGCACGGGCGGGATCAAAGGGGTCCGGCGCGGGCCCGCAAACGGTCAGGAGACCGGGTGGCTGTAAATCTGGTAGGTGCCGCCGACGCGGCGAAGGGCGAGGTTCTCGTAGGGGCGGATCGCAGGCAGGGCGATACAGTCAGCGCGTCCGATCACCGCCGTACCGCTGGCCGACCCTCGAATCTCGCCGGTGAGCCAGTGGTGAACCTGGCGGGCGAGGTCGAACGCTGCGGCTCGGGAGGCCGCGTACACGTTCATGTCGACGAGCATCCGGCCCAGCCTCAGGCCGTCGTCGCTCCCGCCGGGGATCTGCTCGAACTGGATCGTCGGCAACTCTTTCAGCAGGTTGTTGTCGAGCTCGTCGCGCACCACCGCAGTCGGGAAGCGGGCCTGAGCACGCGGAATCAGCTCGGCCTCGATGTCGATGATCGCGGTCACTGATTCCGCCCGCCGATCAGGGCGGCACGCAGCAGCACGTGATGGGCGGGGACTTTCTCCGTGCCGTACTCCACCCAGCGGGCGTAGTACGCGGTGTTGCGGACGTAGCCCGCAGCACGATCCCGGCGATGTCCGCCGCGGCGCGTACTGTCCGTCTCCCAGGAAGCTTTGTAGTGGCCCGGATGGGGGCCACCCGCGTCCACGGGAGACGTAGCGATGGCGACGCCCTTGATGACTTCGGCGCGGCGCAGCATCTCTGCCTGCATAGTTGGCATGCGCAGCATCTGCCCGACGCCCTTACGGGACATCTTGAACCGTGCGCCCATGGCCGCCTCCTTGCGCGATCGAGGTGCGGGCGGGGTCGGCTAGCCGGTGACGCGGTCTGCGGCGAACTGGACGGGGCCGCGGGTGCCGGTGAAGGGGTTGCGGCCCCAGTCGCCAGGCTCGCCGGTGATTTCGCACAGCTCGCCGCGGATGCGCACCTGGTCGGTGGTGCGCCATTCGCCGCCCGCCGGGGCGTACACGGTCCATCCGACGATGACGGTGTCGCGGGCCTGCTGGTCGTCCCCGCCGACCTGCGGCGTGGACTGGCGGGGAGCCACGACGCAGCCCTTCACGGGCTGTTCCAGCAGCGGGCCGGGGATGGGCTGGCCTCGCGGATCCCGTCCCGGCGACGGCCCGCGCCGCAGACGCACGACCGTCTCCCCGAACGGGTAGAGGCCGGGCATCAGGTGTACCCCCAGCCCGGCTCGAACTCATCAGGGAACCCGGCATCGTCGATCGGCCACGTCGGCGACGGATCCGCCGTGTCCGGTGTCGGATCGACCGTGAACGCACCGCCCCGCCCGGCCAGCGACTTGAGCGCCGACTTGTCGGCCTTCGTCAGATACAGACCGCCCGAACCCGTCGGACGCTGCACCGACATCGGGCCGATCGTCTCGTAAGACACCTGCTGCGGATTGGTGTAGGCCCGGCCTGCGACCGACAGGACCACGGCCTCGGCGCCCTCAGGGAGAGGTTTCACTACGGTCTGGCAGAGGTTGATGGCCTGCCGGATGAGGAGCGCTGCCCGGTCCCCGCCGATCTTGTCCAGGTCCAGGTAGAGGCCCAGGTCTTCGGCGGTCGGGATTTCGAACGCCACGGCGGCCTCCTAGGCGGGCAGGGCTTCCACGGCCTGGCACCAGGCAGCCAGGTCGGCCGCCGGATCGAGTTCGACAGAGCGGGCCTTGGCGCGCTTGGAGGCCAGCCGGTACTCGGCGGCCGACGCGAGCTTCCGCAGGACCGCCTCATAGCCGTCGATGTCCTCGCGGTCCACGAAGATCCCGGCTTCACCGAGGGACTCGCACAGGCCAGGCGTCGGGTGAGCGACGACGGGGATACCCGACGCCATCGCCTCGCAGCCGACCCGGCCCCACGACTCGTAGGAGGACGGCATGAGCAGCACCCGGGTCCTGGCGTACACCGTCTCCCGCATGCTCTGACCGTCCACATGCTCGACGACCTCGACATTCGGCAGATCGGGCAGGAGCTGTGTGCCATAGGCACCGCGCACCGCGAGGAACTGTTGCTCCGGCATCCTGCGCGCCAAGGCCTCCAACACCTTGCCGCCCTTCTCCAGATTGCAGTTGATCAGAGTGATGGCCTTGCCAGGCTTCGTCGCGTACTCGCCGGCGAACACCGGCGGACGCACGATCAGCGACCGCTCGGGGCGGATCGACTTCGGGTACTCGGCGAAGAACAGCTCCGCCTCCCGCTCCATCCACAGCGAGTTGTAGACCGCCAGAGCAGTCCCGCCCGCAGCGGCATCCCGGAACGTGGGCCTGTGCGTGTTGTGGCACACCACGATCATCGGCTTTCCGTAGCCGCGGGCCATCGACGCGGTCGGCGGGACCGTCTCCAGGTGTGCCAACAGCACGTCAGCCCGGCGGATCGCCGTCGGGAAGTCGAGCCGCGACTCCAGAGGGATGACCTTGATGCCGCGGTACTCGTACTCCTTGTGGGCCTGCCCGTAGCGGGACAGCCACACCGACACGTCGTGGCCGCGCTCCACCAGAGGCCGCAGCATCGACACGAGCATGTGCTCGGCCCCCGCATTGTGCTCCGGCGGGAACGCGTGCACCCTGGCGACGATCTTCAGCGGCTTGGCCGTCCCGCCCGGCGCGGACACCGGGACGGCTGCCATCACGACCCCGAAGGAGTGCCGGTGAACTTTACGAACGCGTCCTGGTCGCCCATGACGAAGCCGTAGTAGGCCTCCGCCAGGATCAACACCAGGTTCTCCTGGAAGGCGCTGTGCACGCCGCCCTCCTCGTCGATGTAGGTGGCCTGGTCGGAGATCCGCACGGTGATGTCCATGCCGACGCCGTAAGCCGCCTGGCTCCAGTCGCCGCCGATTCCACGCAGGCCGGTGTCGGTCGACGCGGACTGGCGGCGCTGCTTGCCCGACACCGACCGCGAGTACGCGAGCGGCTCGCCGATCAGCGTTCCCGCCGCCGCCATGTCGGTGCCCGGCGTCTGCGTGTCGACGAGGATCGGACGCCCCGTGGTGTCCGTCGCCAGCAGCAGCTTGGGCTTCAGCCGGTGGTCGGCGACGGTGCCGGTGTAGTCCCAGTCGTCGTCGATGACCTGCTCCATGCCCTTGACCAGGTCGGCCCAGATGCCACCGTTGGCCTGCGTCGCCGTGCCCAGCGCCACGCTGTTGCTGGTGGCGGCCAGGTACTCGGTGAACGGTCCGGTGGCACCCTTCATGGTCTTGCCGTGGATGGTGGCGTGATCGAAGGCCCGCGCGAAGGCGGTCGGCAAGTCCTTCTGCAGCTGTGTGTACAGGCCGCCCGCGTTGGTCTTCGCGACCTCCATGGCGACCGGGATCAGCACGGCCAGCTTCTTGGCCTGCATCTGCTTCACGTCGACGCCGCCGGTCGACAGGGGCTTCTTTGCCGCCTGCCCGACCCAGTCGGCGGTCGGCACGTCCATCGGGATCGGCACCGACGTGGTGGCATCCAGGGCCAGCGGCGCCGGGCGTGCCAGCGCCATGACCGCGGACTGCTCCACGCTCTTCTCGAAGATCGGGGCGGTGATGGTGCGCGGCAGGAGCGCACCATCCACATTGGAAAGTGTCAGAGGGGCGGTGACCGCCATGATGTCTCTTCTCTCGCAGCTACTTCAGCTGCGTGCTCAGCCACCCGGCGAACTCGTCCTCCGGGCTGGGGGCCTTGGTTTTGTTGGCGCCGGACGCTTGAGTGCGATCCGGTGCGGGACGCCGCGGGCCCTCCGGGGGCTGAGCCTTCGCCCAGTGCGGCTTGCGCTCCAAGAGCGCAGCGAGATCGGCCTCGATGGCCGTCACGTCGACGTCGCCGTCAGAGTCGATGTACGAGGCGAGATCTAGTTCGCCGAACGCGTCCGCCGGATCAGCGAACGCGGCCCGCAATTCCGTCGAGGTGGCGGCCAGGGCCTGCACCTCGCTGCGCACCAGCCGCTGCCGCGTCTTGGCGATCTGCTCCTGCGCCGCGGTCAGCTGCTCGTTGAGCCGCTCCGACTCGGACATGTCCGCCTGCTTGCGCTGCTTCAGCTCGGCCAGTAGCGGCTCGGCTTCCTTCAGGCGCTTGCGGAGGTTCTCGTTCTCCGAGTTCTTCTTGCGGAGCGCCGCCTTGGCGCGCGCCTCGTCGAACGGCTCGTCCTTCTTCTCCGGCTCTGCCTCCTGGGCGTCGCCAGCCTCGGGCGTGTCGTCGTTCGGGGCCTCGACCTCGGGTTCGACCTGCTCGGCCGGCTCCGTGGACTCCTGCGGCTCGGTGATCTGCTCGTTCTCTTCGGGCATGACGAAACGGCCCTCCAGGGGCGTGGGTGGAAATGAGAAAGGCTGCCTCCAGGGCGGCCTCGTTGGTCAGAAAGTTCCGGGGTCTGCCTGCGCGCGCTGCTCAGCCAGGGCTGTGCGGAAGCGCTGGAGCTGCTGTCCGGGATAGGGGGCGGCGAACTCGCGGTAGATGCGGTCCCACTCCCGCGCCTTCGATGACAGCTCGAAGGCCTGCCCCCGGAATACAGGGAGCGGCTGGCAGCGGCAGAAGTTGTGAAACTTGATCACGCTGTCGTCTCCGACGAACCGGTCGTTCGCGTCCTCGCCGACCGCTCCGCGATCTTTATAAACCGCCCCTCGGCTGGACATGAGGGCACAGAACGAGCAGCAGCTAAGAGCGGCAGCGCGCGCGTAGGCCACTGCCCCTCGATCCTGCTCGACGGCCTCGCGGACCGTTTGGCGGCCCGCGTTCAGCACCAGCCGGTCGATCGCGCCGTCGGTCTTGGACATGGCCGCTTCCAGACGGGCATCGAGCGGCTCCTGCTGGGCGAGCGTCGCGTCGGCTTCGTCGCGCGGCCACAGATCCTTCGTGGCCCATCGCAGCGAAGCGCCAACCTGATCGTCCGGTGGTGGATCTGCCAGCGGCGCCGTGAATGAGCCCGGCACGCCGGCTGCGTCCCGCTCCCCGTCGTAGAAGTCGGCGGCGAGCGTCGCGGACACGTCCGCGTAGCGGGCAACGACCGCGATCACGGCCTCAATCCACGTCGGCACCGTCACCTGCAGCCGGTTCGGGTTGATGAGGCGCCGTACACCGTGCAGGTCCCGCAGCAGCAGCGTTGTCAGCCCGGCCTGGGCTGCTCTCCACCGGGAGACGCCTGCACCGTCATCCGAGATCGTCGACGCCAAGGCTAGCCTCCGACGGCTCGGGGCTCGGTCGACTGTCGCCCGCGGAGAGTTCGGCGAGACGGTCCATCAGTGCGCTCCGTCCCGCCTGGCCTGCGGCTCGGCGGCGGTCGGCGGCGACGCGCTGCCGTTGACCTTCCGTCAGTCCGGCCATCTCAAGCGTCACGTCGGAGTCGGGCGGCAGGATCTCGGCCTGCACCAGCTTGACGGTCGCATCGACCTGGGCGGCGATCGTCGGCGTGGCCGGGTTGCGCCATACGGTCTCGATCCGCCGGGTTTTCTCCGGTGGCTCCCCGTCCCGTACCCACAGGGCGAGACGCATGGCCTGCTGCCAAGCGGCACCGTAGCGTCGGATGCGGCGCTCGGAGCGCTTGACCAGCTTCGCTTCGGTGGACCGGATCGCATCTGCGGAGGCCGGGTTGTCGGTGGTGTAGCCGAGCATGTGCGGCGGCAGCCCGAACTGGCTGGACATGATCCGCGCATACAGGTCGATGATCTTCGTCATGCCGGACGGGTCATGCGCCGGGAACTGGCTGACCGTCGGCACGTTGCCGTCTTCGTCCCGCTCCAGCGCCAGGATGCGGCCGATGTATGTCTCCCACGCCGACTTGGCGTTCCCCTCGGCGTCCTGGAACGCAGACTCGGAGGCGCCGAGAATGTAGCGCTGCGGGGCGCCGAAGAACTCGGCGGCCACTTCCATGCCCATCAGGCGCCTGCACGCAGCGTCCGTGACCGACATGACCTCCGGGGTGATCTCGCTCCGGCCGACGCGGTCCGAGGTGCGCTGCCGGTTCGCCATCCGCACCACCGGCACGACACCCAGTTCGTGAATGTCCCGGTCGACGACCTCCCAACTGCCCGACGGCGACGGCAAAGCCGTGATCGTCTGATCTGGCAGGTAGAGGACGATCATTCGTTCCTCGGGGCCCGACTCGACATACCCGTCGGCCTGGCACTCCCGGAGAGCCGCCGTCCCCATCCGCAGACGGGCATCCCACATCAGCGTCATGTCCAGCGGCGACTCCACCGAAATCAACGGCGGAGAGTCATCGTCACCCGAGCCGATCGCCAGATACTCCCGGCCGTACACCAGCGAATCCAGGTGAGCCAGACTCGACTCGTCGTACAGATCATTGGCGTCGGCGATCTCCTCCAGGCCAGAGGAGTCCGCTCCGTCGGCCCACCGGAACGCCTCCAAATCGAGGCGTTCCTCCAGGCTCTCGACACCGACCCTCGGCCAGCCGATCACCGTATGGAGACCCTTGAGCTGCGGCGGAATCGAAATCCCGAGATCTCGAATGAGCTGCTCGCCATTGAAGTACGCGTCCCGCAACTGCAGCTCGTACCGGTCGCGCATCATATCCGCCCGCAACATGTTGATCATTGCGAGCTCGTAGTCCGACAGGTACACCAGCGGGAGTTCGGGAATAGAGAGAGTCACCGCAGCACCACCACCCGTCCCTGTCGCGCCTTTGACCTCTTGCCCAGCCCCTTGGCCATGGCATCCACTCGACACTGCCAGGCAAGGACAGCCGCTATCGCGGCATCGATCTTGCGAGGCGACTCGGGATGTTCCTTCATGATCTGAATGCCCGACCTCGACTCACGCCGGCGGGCATTGAGGATGTGACGCGTCAGCACGCTCGTTCCGTCATGCGTCAACTCGCCGTCGGCTACCGAGGATCGGAACTTCTCCAGAGCACGCACGATCTGTACCGCCCGGCCGCCCGTCATCCACCATTCGATCGGATGGTTCGCGGACGCCTTCACCTTCAGGCGCCTGCCGTGCTTCGCCTCCCAGGCCGCGACGTGCGATTCCCACTTGGCGGGGTCCGCATACATACCGACGACGCGATAGTCCCTGAACGCATCCTCGACAGCGGCCAACACCTCCACCGTCGGGACCTGCCAGTCTGTACCGAACGGCCCTTCCGGCTGCTCCCAGCACCCCAACAGGAACAGATGCCCGTCGCTCACGCGGCAGCCCATCAGGGCCGTGGCATCCGTAACCCCGCGAGACCGGCGCCGCGAACCGTCAAAGCCGAGGACTATCTCATCGGTTGAGTCGACGGCCTTTTCGAGGTCAGCCACGCTGGCCCACTCTGGCTGCGAGATCCACGAGTCCGAGGCGTGCGTGATCTGGTTCAGAAAGTCCGCGCGCGCCACCTGGGGATGAGTTGCGGGGTCCCAGATGTCGGCCACGATGCGCTCAAGGTCAACCCAGCCGCCCGCTACGTCAGCGGAGTCCCCGTATACATGGGCCAGGCCCGCGAGAAGGGATACGCGGTCGGTCAGATCCGTCTCCGGAGGCGCCTCTCGGTGGTCGTAGAGGAGACCGTCATCCCTGGCCCGCCCCTCGACGATGCGCTTCCAGTATTCGGCCGAGTGCTCGGCAACCGAGCCCTCACCAGGGATGAAAGCATTCGGCGATTCGATCGTTGAACCGCCAAGCTTGGCCGCGTTAATCCGCATGACCTCCGCCATGCGAATGCCGCCGTTGGACGGCCGCCACTCCTCGGTCTGGTCGAGGATGGCGAAGACCGCCTTGTTGCCCTTCAGGCTGGACGGCGAAGACGTGACGGGCTCGATGCGGCCCCGCGGAAGGTTCACAAAAGTGTCGAGGGGCTCAAGGCCTCGGTAGTTGTCGAGGGCGGGTCCGTCGAGCATTTCCAGGAGGGGGGCCCACGAGTTCTTGGTTTGAGCCTCACTTACCGCCGCCACCTGAACCAGAGGGGTCCGGACCTCGGACCAGGGCTTGCCTACGGGTTGCCCGTCCGCGTCCCAGCCGTCGAACAGAACCGGCCCTAGCGCTTCCACACACGCGATGGCCGCGAGAAAGGGTGATTTGCCCCAGCCTCGCGGCCGACTGATGACGCCGCGACGGTACTTGCGCCTTCCCGTGACTGGGTTCAGCTCGTAGAACTGAAGTAGGAAGCGTGCCTGCTCGTTCGTCGGGATGTACGGCTCGTACTCGCCTCGGTCAGGCGCTGAGAGATTCTCCGTGATCCAGTCCAGGACTTCCCAGCCAAGGGTCGGCAGTTCGCCGGGCTGCGATGGGCGCCAAGGCATTGCCCACCCCCCGCCGCCGCTTCCGCAGCCTCCACTCGACGAGGAACATGACGTTCTTCGTGAGGTTGCAGGTTAGGCATGCAGGCACGAGATTCCCGATGGCGTGTCGGCCGCCCCGCGAGATCGGGATGACGTGGTCCACCGTCAAGTCACCCGGAATGCCGCAGTAGGCGCAGCGGTGAGAGTAGGCCAGGAGCATCCGCTGCCAGTCGCGAGCGCTGACCGCCCGCGTCTCCGATGCGCTGCGGATGCGGGCTCGCCGACGGTCCCGCGCGTTCTTCCAGAGAAGGGGATCCTTGGCGTACTCGCGCTTGGTCTTCTCCGCCAGCGCCTGCCGATTCCGCTCCCGGTAGGCCGCCTGCCACTCTTGCAGCCTCTCGGCGTTCTCCTTGCGGTACTTCTCCTGGTACGCCTTCACGTACTCGCTGCGGTTCTTGGCGCTGGCTTTCCACTTGCACGACTTCGAGCAGTACTTGGTGATCAGTGGCGCGTCGTCAGGGAGTGGTACCGAGCAGGTGGCGCAGTATCGATGGCCCAGCACCACGCCGTTTTGTGCACGCGCCCCACACTTCTGGTCGCAGTAGCGCTTCTGCGTGGATGACGTATCCGGCAGCGGCTTCCGGCAGCACTCGTAGGCGCAGATCCTGCCGCGCTTCGCCTCCAGGCGGCGCTCTGCGATCACCTTCAGCCGGGCATCGGCCTGACATCGATCGGTGCAGTACTTCGGCCACGGCCCGCACGTCGCCTGGCGCACAACCTTGCCGCCACAGGTTACGCAGAGACGCTCCGGCTCGGGTTCGCCTTTCCGGCGAAGTCGGTCACGCTCCAGACGGGACGCGTGTTGGCGGCTGCAGGTTGGTTGACCGCAGTGCGCTCGGCGAGCTCCAGTGAGCGGAGCTTCGCAATATGGGCAGGCAGAGATACTCTCGGCCATGTCGGTTCCTCCAGCTAGGGACCGTCCACGCCCCGGGGGTGTTAGCGCACCCGCCGGGGTCTTTGATGTTCTTGACCTGGCAATTCTATCGAGATTGGCGGTCCCTTAGGCCTCTTTCGCCTGATCCTCCGAGCCTGGCAAGATCCTCAATTCCCCGTAGCGCTGCCGAGACCGTTCGCCCGCGATCGGTCGCTTCCCATCCGCCTCGTCGGCCTGCGCAAACTGCATCCGCAGCCGCGCGCGGTCCTCGGGGGTCGCACCGAACTTGGCCACACGCAGGCGTAGCTCGCCGGCCGCCGACATCTCCCCCGACCACAGCCGCGCGTGCACGACGGCCGTATCCAGAAGGAAGTCCCAGTCCGTCGAGCTGAAGTGCTCGGCCTGTGGGCTGGCCTTCCACATCTCCCACCAGTCGAGGGTGCGTTGCGGCCACCGATACTCGACCAGGTCGCCGTCCTTCTCCACCTGGAATGTCGGCAGCTCTGGCGGCTCGGCCTGCTCGAAGCGCAGCACTGTCTGGGCGATCGGGTCCTTGTTGCTTCGGGCACGCCGGGAAGGATCCTTCGGCTGGGGGCCTCGGCCTGCCACGGCCATCACCCCCTTCAGTGCTAGATCAGCGCCGGGAGCAGTTCGGACAGATCGGCCAGCACGCTCGGGGAGTTGCGCCACACCTTGCCGGTCATGGCGATGTACCTGCGGTCTCCGTACACTTCAAGGCCGCTGCCGTTCGGCATCGCGATTCGTCGGCCGTTCTTGAGGCTGCCGCGGCCCCAGATATGCAGCCCGGCTCCCGAGTGGCTCACCTCGATGAACGTTTCCGGGAGTCGGGCCAGGAGGTCGGCCGCCCATGGTTCGAGCGCCCCGTCTGCGGCCAGGACATGGTCGAGGTCAATGCAGAGGATGTCGTCGGCGACCGTCAGGACGTACCCGAGGCCAACGCCGGCCTGACTCCGCACTGCTGCCCCGTAGTCCGACCAGGACGACGGGTCGGTGACCGAGGCGAACTTTGAGTCGGTGCGCAGCGGAACCTTGCGCTCACTCCATCGCACCCAGCGGTCCCGAACTCGCAGGTCAATGGGGATCGGGTCAACGTCAGCCCGCTGTCGGCGTCGCGCCCTGTATGCCTTGGCCTCGCACGACCGTGAGCAGTGCCGCCGGTCTGACCGGTGCATTACCGGGAGAGGGCCGGAGCAGACGCCGCAGGATGTGGTCGACATGATGCCATCTTAGCGGCGGCGGTGTGTAGGCTACAAGGCTTTGAACTGCTCGAATGCATCATCGCACGGGGAAGGAGCGGCACGCCGGTCTAGACCACCAGGACATAACCGCAGGTCACGGATCCCCCAGACCCGTAGCCGACCTCAGCGTGTATACGGCCCCGATCCCTAAAAGATCATGATCAAGGAACCCTCCCCAGGGTGATCATGGTCTAGTGGATCTTCATCAGAGATCGTTTGGATCACCGAATTGACCATGGAAATCCCTAAGCGCTCAAGGGAAGTCCTTAGGCCCTTAATCGCTTCTGTGTCGAACGTTCACGAATCGATCTTCGTTCTCGATCTTCTTCGACTTCAATCATTGATCATTTCGCTGATCAAGATCTCATCGACAACTGATCACTCTCACGCGATCACCATCGCATCACCATGCAGCACTGCACATGCCTGCCTCACCCCGACCGCTGCCCTGCCCATGCCCTGCCCGCCTGCCCCGGTACGGGGCGGCACGTGGGGGTGGCGGCACCGCCTGCCCTACCCCTCACGGTCGGCCTGCTCCTCGTGGGTCCATGCGTGCGCCCACACATCGGTCTCGTCCACGAGCAGCGTCATCGGCTCGCCTGGTCGGCGTGCAGGATCGGAGGTGACGGTGACAGGGACCGGAACGTGGCATACGCAGCATTGGGTGTACGCAACGGCTGGCATCAACGGGACCTGCGTCGACCGACGTTGCGACGGTCGCCTGGCCAGACTCCCGTGCGCTCGAAGTGCAGCCGTGCGCAGTAGGCCTTGGCTCTTGGTCCGAGGTACTTCGCCAGTTGCTTGGAGCATCGCGTGTGATCACCATGAGTGTTCCAGCGGATCTTGGCCGAGCCTGCCCCAGTCGACCAGTAGGTCTTGAGCTGAGCTGCGTTCCCTCGCCGGCTGCGGTTTCCTCGTCCCTTGCTCGCCACGTGGATCACTCCTCTGGCGCGGGCTTCTGGTCTTCGGGCTCTGGGTCTACGCGTTGGATGCAGGCGACGTGTTCGGTGGGGATGGCCCAGCCGTCTCTGATCTGCAGGGTGAGGGCGGGGTCTTCGACGAGCATGTCCTCACGTCTGCGTTCGGCGTGGATGATCAGGTATGCGGGCATGGTCACCGCCTCACAGGAGTCCGGGGTGGGCCTCTGCCGGGCGATTGCGTCCGGGCCTCGGGTTGGCGGCTTTGGATGCGTGACCTTCTGCACTGCTTTTGTACCGGTGGCAGTGTGGGGGGACGCGGTCGTGGGCCCAGTCGAGGTTGTCGAGGCTGTGGTCGTCGCCGGGATTCTTGTGGTCGAGGTAGTCGCCGCCGGGTTGTCCGCAGAGGTGGCAGACGTGTTCGGGGCTGCGGGCGTGCGCTGCCGGGCGGATCTCGCTGGCCCAGTTCGCCGGGAGTCGGCTCTTCCTTGTGCTGCCGCGCCAGCCGCCGCTCATGACGGTGCCTCCGTCCGGATGGTGACACTGCTGGCGAAGAGGGTGATCGTGACGGTGACGCAGTTCTGGTCGGTGATGTCGTGGGCCTTGATGCATGCCCCGTCGGGGATGGCGACTTCGGTTCCGTTGATGCGGACGGCGTTGGGGACGAGGAAGCCGCTTCGGTCTTCTGGGTTGATGCGGCGTTCGATGATCTCGATGTCTGCGCCTCGAAGCATCGTCTACTCCTCGGGGCTGTGTCCGGTAGCGACGGGCCCCTTGATGTAGGTCTCGGGGCACTCGTGCGGTTCCTCGGGAGTCCACTGGCCCCAGGTTCGGCAGCCGTCGCAGTGTTCCCAGCCGCCTGCGACGATCTCGCTGTAGTTGTACGGCGTGCCGTCGGCGTGCGTTGGGCGGCCAGTGGATTCCCTGGAATTGGGAAGATTCCTGCCCTCTCGCAAGGCCCGCGCGATGTCGGCTTGCGCCTTGCGGGTCTCGTCCTGGACTTGCTGGCGGAACTTCTCGAACTCGCCCTCGATGTGGACCTTAAGGAACAGCGGGTGGCCGTTCTCGTCGACGGGTACGTCGTTGGCGGGGATGTCGACGGTGTCGGGTGTGACGATGACGCCGCGTGCACCGATCTTGTCGGCGATGTCCTGCCAGTGGTCGCGCCACGTGGTGTCGGCGCCGAGGATGTACCGCTGTGGGGCGGTCTCGTCAACGACGAGGACGAACGGCGGTCGGTCGTCGCTGCTGCCTTCGGGGAGTTCGAGGATCTGGATGCGGGCCATCAGGCGTCGCCTCGCTTCAGATTTTCGCGGAGGACGTCGCCGATCTCTAGGAGGGCTTGGGCGATGGCGACGGTTGCGACGGCTTGTCCGTGGGCGGCGCGGGCTTTGATCTCGGCGCTGGCCACGTTCCCTGAGGGCATCGCGTTGAGGTGCTGCGCGGCTTGCCCGAGGGTGCGCTGGGCGAGTTCGCGGTAGCTGGGTACGGCGGCCATCAGGCGTCCACCGCCTCGTAGGTGGCGCGGAAGATGTCGTCGCGGCAGGGGTGGAACTCGCCTGCGACGCCCTTGATGATCCAGTCGCCCGGCTCGGCGCGCATGTTGCCTTCGAGCGTGTGGATGACGAGGCCGAGTTGCGGCTTTGTGGTGTGCGCTCGCTTCGCGTCGCCGCCGTTGGTGCCGATCCATCCGAGGATGCGATTCGCTGATTCAACAGTGCCGTCGAGCTGGCGTGCTTCGATCTCGACGGGCTTCTTGCGGTAGCGGGCCATGGCGCGGGCTCCTGTGTGGGGTTTCGGTACGGTTGCTGAATGAGCAGTGTGACGAGCGTGTTCGTGGTGGTCGGCGACAGCGGGGACGGGGCAGCCGAGGAGGTCGCCCCGAAGGTTGCGGAGGCCGTGGCCGAGGTGATCCGAGAGACCGCCGTGAACCCGGACGCGGCAGCACACCTGCCAGTGATCTCGAACAGCGGAGACGGCGATCACCCGTTGCAGGGCGGCAGCAAGCCGGGGGGCGGCGCCGTGATCTGGTTCGCCTGGAACTATGGCCGCCCCGTTGATCTGGAGCAGCGGTTGCAGGAGCGCGGCTTCGAGAACATCACCGTGTGGTCGCAGCACGAGCTCCACGGCTCGCGTCCACGCGTGACGAGCTGGTAGTTACGGCTTCCAGCGGGGCCCGCGTAGCTCTTCGGGTACGTCGCTGGTGGTGATGGGCGGGGTAGCGAGAATGTCGGCCAGCCCGAGGGCTCCGTCGCGGCGCTTCGATTCGGGTGGCTGCGGTCGGTCGAGCCCGGCGAGGATCTCTTCCGTCAGCCCAAGTGCGTGTGCGAGGTTGAGGAGTTCGGGGCAGTCGTTGAGGTTGTCTACGTTCGACAGGCCCATGTCGCCGTAGGTGCCGCAGCCTTTGCAGGCGGGCTCGTAGGTGACGTCAGGGTCCAGCGTGTGGCGGGCGAGGATGCGGCGGTCCGCCTCGCAGCGGCGCAGGGTGGTGGCAGCTGCGCCACAACCTCCCTGTGCGACTTCCCAGAGGTCGACTTCGGCCTCGCGCGCGAGAGCTTCACGAGCGTCAACTTGCTGGGTGATCCAGGCGTGGAGATCCACAGCTCGAGCCTTCAGTGGGTTTAGTGGTCGTGGACGCGCATGATCAGCAAGCCCTGCCAGGTACGGAGCTCAGTGGTGTCGCCGTCGCAGTCCTTGATGAGGCACACCGTGCGTCCGGATCGTATGGGGCGCTCCGGCTCGGGCTGGCCGATGCCGAGTTCCCGTTCGAGTCGGTCGATCAGGGCGTAGTCGGGTGCAGGCATGGCGTATGCCTTCCGCGGGGTTAGGGCATTTCGATGAGGTGCCATACGAGTTGTCCGCCGGGTGCAATGGCGGTGCCTCGGTAGTGGCTGCCGTCGGGGATGGGCTGGCCGGTGCCGTAGATGCGGTACCGGCGGGCGGGGAAGTCGTCGCGGCGCCAGGCCCAGAACTCGACGATCTGCGGGTCTCGGCAGTCGCCGTGCAGTGGCGTGCTGCAGCCGCCGGCTTCGTGCCACAGGTCGTCGACTGGAATCTCGAAGCGGTAGATCTGCCCCGTTACGCTGTCAGCGCCTGGCGTATGCCCTCTTCGAGGGTGATCTTGGGGTCGTAGAAGGCGAGCATCCTTTTGGGGTCGCACACCCTGTGGTGCACGCCTTGGGGTGCGTCAACGCGGTACTTGATGACGGGGCTGTAGCCGGCGGCTTGAGTGACGAAGCCGGCGAGTTCATCGAACGAGGTCGGCCGGCCCCAGCCGAGGTTGACGGGACCGGGGACGTCTTGGTCAATGGCGGCGAGGGTGGCGCCGACGATGTCGGTGACGTGGATCCAGTCGCGTGTGGAGTCGCCTGCTCCCCAGACTTCGAAGGGGTCTTGTCGGCACAGTGCGCGTTGGATGAACGCGGGGAACGGATACGCCTCGTCCTGGTCGCTGCCGTAGCCACTGAACGGCCGAAGGACGTGCATGCGGGTGCCGTGGGCTTCGACGATGGGGACGAGCTGCTCGCCTGTGAGCTTGGCCAGGCCGTAAGTCGCGTCGGGTGTGCGGGGGTTGGCGAGGTCGATGTCGGTCTCGATGAGGCGGTGGATGTCGCCGGGCTGTTGGAGTGCGACCGGATAGGCGGCGCTGCTGCTGTAGTACACGGCGCGCGGGATCTGGTTGCGGATCAGCCACCGGAAGTACCAGGTATCGAGGGCGAGGTTGGTGGCGACGCCGAGCGGGCTGCCGTCGATGCTGGCCCGCCCTCCGACGATCGCCGCAGCGTGGATGGCGAGGTCCCAGCGGCGGTCGTCGGTGCGGAAGAAGTCGAGGGTGTCACCACTGCGGGCGAGCAGGGTGGCGTTGAGGTCGACGCCGAGGACAATGTCGCCGCGGTCGAGGAGCGCACGATGCAGGTGACGGCCAACGAACCCGGACGCCCCGGTCAGCAGGACGCGCATCAGCCCTCCTCGTCGTCGACGGCTCCGCAGGGGCACGGCTCGAAGCTCGGGCACTCACAGGGCAGTCCGTATCCGTCCCGACCCGCGCATGGACCGGACCGGTGCTCGGCGATCTCGTGATGGCAGGTGCACTTGTCGGAGATCACGGCTTCACGGCCCGGTAGACGCCCCACGGCAGTTCGCTGTCGACGGGCTCCAGGCCGATTCCCGCGCAGGCTTCGGCCTGCCGCTCGCGGGACCAGGTGGTGACGCCGATCCACGAGTCGGCCTCTTCGGGCGTCTCAGAGACGGGCCAGTCGAGGACGATGATCCCGCCGAGCTTGGTCGCGGCCCGCAGCCTGCCGATGATGTGCAGGCAGTCCGCGTAGCTGTGGTGGATGAGGACGGCCAGGCTGTAGACGGCGTCCATGCGGCGGCGGCCGAGATGGGCGGCGAGGCCGTCGGCAGTCGCCTGCACGGTGGCGAGGTCGGGCGCGCGGTCGGTGAGCCGGTCGAGCATCCGCTGCGAGCTGTCGACGGCCGTCACCTCGTAGCCGAGGGCGGCGAGCGGGATGGCGACGCGTCCGTCACCGCAGCCGAAGTCGAGCACCTTCGCCCCGTCGGGGATCACGCTGGCGAGCATGCCGGCCTGCACCTTGCCGGACTCCCAGTACGCCCACTCCGAGACACGGCGCGTGGGGTGGATCGCGGCCGGGTCGGCGGCGTCCCATGCGGTGATGACGTCAGCGGCGGTCACGCTGTCTCCTCGTGTGATCGGCTGCTTCGGCCGGAGTACCAAGGAAGCGCGAGCCCGTCGTTCTCGGCGCGCGGCACGAGGTGCAGGTGCAGGTGGAACACGGACTGCGTTGCTACTCGCCCGCGCGAGGTGATGATGTTGCACCACTGGCTGGCGGCCAGTTGGGCAGCTCGACGCATAGTCGCAGCGCTGATCTCGGGGTCTTGCCCAACGTCAGCAACGTGGATCTTCGGGATGACGAGCAGGTGTCCAGCAACCACAGGGTTCAGCGGAACTATCGCGAGCGCGTCGTCCCACACGTGGAAGATGTCGGCCGGTGCGCGTCCGGCGACGATCTCGCAGAAGGGGCACGAATCTTGCCTCACGCGCTCTCCTCGACGAGCTTCCGCAGCTTGGCGAGGTCGGCGTCGAGACCGCCGCCGTCGCGGTACTCGTAGTAGGCAGCCGAGTCGCTGCTCACCTGCTCAGGGCTGTTGACCTCGGCGTAGCCCACATCCATGGGCGCCTTCTGAGCGGCCGGGTGCAGATGCTCGATGACCATGTCGTCGAGGTACGTGATGCGGCCCATGCCGCGACCCCACTCGACCCAACAAAGATCGACACAGAGATGCACCAGGGCCGGAGGCGCCATGTAGCCGAGCGTCTCGACGATGTCCGAGGTCATCGCCACGGCGGTCGCCATCGCCTCACCCTGGAGGAGGTCGTTGCCGTAGACGATGCCGGGCCCGCCGGACAGGCACTCACGGATCCGTGCATCCCACGGCATTGCGGCCGGACGGGGCCGGTGATCGTCGCCCATGAAGGCGAGGAACCGGTAGCTCTTGGCGGCCTTCACGGCCTGCTGGTTGAGCGTGCCGACGAGCCGCCGCCGCTTGCCGAACGTGAACCGCACGCGCTCGTCGCCCTTGTACTCGGCGGCGTTCTTCTTGTACGCGGCCAGCTCCGGATCATCCGTGTCGACAGCGAACAGCAGATCGGCGGTGGCGCCGGTGTCGTCCCAGGCTTGCACGATCTCCGGCACAGCCTGTGGCCTGCCGCGGGTCGGGATGATGACGAGCAGGTCGTTGGCCATGGCGCGGGCCCTTTCAGTAGACCTTGAGCGTTCCGGTGCGGTAGACGGGGGTTTCGGAGCCGCCCGCAAATTTGATCCACACCGTGTATTCGCCTTCGATCAGCGTGACCGCACCGCCGTTGGGGCCGATGAGGATCCGGCCGTGCGGGGCGATCCATTCGCCGGTCAGCCAGTCCTCGGTGACGGGGCTGGTGTCGGTGAGAAGGAACGCGAACTGGGGTGGTACGGCCAGCTGGATCGTGGTTCCGCCCGACCTTGCCACGACGGTGACCTTGACGAACTCGGTGCTGATGGCGGCTAGATCCACGGCTGGCTCACCGTCCATCCCCCGCGGGGTTCGCTGAGCTGGATGGTGATGTCGTCGGTGTCGGCGGCGTCGGTGCGAGCGCCGAGTTCGCTGCTTCCGGCGAGGTCGGCGGATGCTCCTGCCGTCTGCACGCTGCTGGCGTCGAGGCTGGTGTCTGCTGTCAGGTCGGCGGCGACGACGATGGAGCGGGTCGCTGCTGCGGTCTGGGTGCCGTCGGCGGTGAGTGCGGCGGAGCCGAAGTAGGTGCTGGCCGAGCTTGCCGGCGTGTTGACGTTGTCGATCTCGGCGTAGTTGGTGGTGCCGTTGGTGCGGAAACTCCACAGGTCGAGTGCGCATGTATCGATCGCGGCAGTCACCCACGCCGGGGTCGCTAGAGTCCGGCGGTTCGTCCAAGCCGAGCCGTCTGTGGAGGTGTCCCACAGCACGTTCCCGCCGGTCTCACGGATCCGTAGCCACAGGTGCGTGACTGCCGAGTAGGTGAGGGACACGGCCGCGCCGTCGAAGTAGGCGACATTGGATTCGCAGCGGATCGTCCCCGCCGCCGTGTTGATGTTGAAGGCCAGGTTCGTGCCAGCCGTCGAGGTGATGATGCTGAACACGACCTGCACTTCAGGGCTACCGCCGTTGACTGTTGGAGCGACCGGCACCTGCAGATAGACCGAACTCCCGGCGAGCGTCCACACCTTGGCGGTCTGGTAGCCGGCGTAGGTGCCTGCCACGCACGGCAGGCGAGCCCGGCCACTGGTCTCGGTCACGCCGCCGTAAGAGTTGCCCCAGTCGGGTCCGATGATGTTGTCGTTGAAGTTGTCGACGAGGGTGGAGAGCAGGGCCACGACTCACCCCGCGATCACGAAAGCGCGAACGTCAGAGCGCCTGCGGTGATCTTGAGTTCATCACCAGCAAGCAGCGTCCGGCTCGCGGCGAGCGGCCCGTACCAGAGGCGGACTGGGGTGCCTGCGCTGTCCCAGATCTCAGTCCCGACGAAGGTTCCGGCGGGCATACCGGTCCACACGAGGTCAGCGCTGTTGGAAGTAGCCCCGGATGCTGCGGCGCCGACGGTGAGGGTCTTGCGCACGTAGCTGCCACCGGTCGCCTCAGTTCCGGCCGCGCTGTCGCTGCCGTTAGCGGTGACGATCGCGACCTTCAAAGGCAAGGTAGGGGCCGTCGTTGCAGTCCCCATTAGCCAGTCTAGAGCGCGGTTCTCGGCCGTATTCGAAAGGTTGTCGGCGATGCCTACTGCCCTCCCTTGCTAAGTGATGCCGAGGTGCCCGGACAGCTCGACGATGTTTTCGCCGCCGGGCGGGTCGAAGGTGATCCATACGCGGTAGTCGCCATGCGCGAGGGTGAGGGCGCCCCCGTCAGGTCCGACGAGGAGCCGCGCGGTCGATCCGTCGACCCATGCCGCGGTCTTCCAGTCACCGGCCGCAGGGTTCCCGCGGTTCGAGGCCGGGAGGATCGCGAGCTTCACCGGGGCGCTGGTGATGTCCACCCCGGTGGGCGGTGTGACCTGCACTTTCACGTAGGCGGTGCTGGTCGCGGCTAGGTGCATGGGGCGCCCACCTCCCAGCCGATGCCGTGCGGCACGCCAATGTTCGGGCTGTCCCAGTCGAGGCTCGGCGGTCCGGTACTCCAGTCGCCGGACGGGGCGCCGATGATGTAGTCGGCGTCCTCTGGCGGCTCGTGGCCGGTGAGGATGGTCAGCGCGGTGCAGGTCTCTCCTGCCGTCGTCAGGGTGAGGGTCTTGCGGGCCTGGAGGGCCTGCGCGACTCCTGTTTCTCCGGCGGGCGTCAGGATGATCCGCTTGAGCTGGCCGAGGGGCTGGGCCTGCTCGATGGTCTCGGCCGGTCCGAGCAAGAGGGCTGCGCCGAGCGGGCGGGCTGCGCTGGTCTCCTGCGCGACGCCGATGAGGCGGCTCTTCGTGCGTGCGACCTGCTGCGCTTCGGCGACTTCACCAGCTGCGGTGAGCGCCAGCGTCTTGGCTCGGCCAAGGGGCTGGGCTGTATCGGTCTCCCCTGCCGGGGTGACGCGTCCAGCCGGGGGCAGGGTGCGCGCCTGGTCCTGCTCGATGGCTGGCGCCAGGGGTGCGGTCTTGTGTCGGCCGAGCGGCTGGCTGTCGTTGGTCTCGGTCGCCACGGGGAGCGCAAGGGTCTTGGAACGCCCCAGGTACTGTGCCGTGTTGGTCTCGCCTGCTGCGGTGAGCCGTCCCGGCGTGGCGAGTTGCAGCGCACTGCCGGTCTCGCCTGCGGTGCCGAGCAGCAGCGCCTTGTGGGGTGTGAGCGGCTGCGCGGCCTCGCTGGCAGTCGCGGCCTCCAGGGCCCGCTCCTTGACCGCTGTGAGTGCCTGCGTGTCCTCCAGGGACGTCGCGGTGTCGACCGGGCGCGCCTTGCCCGCCTGGAGGGCTCGCGCGGCGTCCTGCTCGAATGCGGGCGTGAGTGAGCGGCTACGTCCCAGCGCGCGTGCGCTGTCAGCCTCTTCTGCGGTTCCGGCGCCGAGCGTGCGCGTATGCCCGACCGGCTGCGCGGTGCCGGCCTCGCCGGCGGTCAAGAGCGGCACAGTCTTGACTGCGGCCAGGTTCTGTCCGGCGTTGGTCTCCTGTGCCGCAGCGAGCGGCCGTGTCTTCGTGCGACCGAGTGCTTTAGCGGTCTCGCTGCTTGAGGCAGTGGCGATGACCCGTGTCTTGATCTCACCGAGGGCCTGCGCCATGCCAGCCTCGAAGGCCAGACCCAGGACGGCGGTCTTCGCCCGTCCGATGCTCTGCGCGCTGTTCGTATCTGCCGCGGTGCTGAGTGCGCGAGATTTGCGGCGCCCCGCCGTCTGGGCGGCGTCTGTCTCGCTCGCGGTGCCCAGCGGCTTGGTCTTCGTCCTGGCCAGGGTTTGAGCGGTGTCAGTCCCCGCAGCAATGCCCAGGAGCTTGGCCTTGGCTCGGCCGAGAGGTTGCGAGTCGTCGGGTTCGCTGGCTGTTCCGAGCGCCGTTGACTTGGTGCGGCCGATCGGCTGCGCGGTGGCCGTCTCTGCGCTGATGCCGAGCGCCCGGGTCTTGGCGCGCGGCAGGGCCTGCGCGCCGTCCGTTTCACTCGCGGCGCCGAGCGCGGCGATCTGTCCCTGAGTGATGTTGACGTTGTCGAACTCGGCGAAGTCCGCTGTCCCGTCGGAGCGGTGGGCGATCAGCTGGAACTCGAGGCTACCGAGGCCCACCCACGACGAGGCGATGTTCTTGCGGTTGGTCCAGGTGACGCCGTCCGGGGCCGTGTCCCAGTACGTCGTACCTGCGGACTCGCGGATACGCAGCCACGCGTGGGCAGTCGCGTCATACGGGATGACAGTGGCCGTGGCGTCGAAGTAGCCGACCCGGTTGGCCATGGTCAGGGTGCCGGACAGCGGGCTGACCTCGAACATCACGTCCGTGCCCGCCGTGCCGCTGAGCACGAGGACCTGCGCCCACGCCTCTGTGGTCGCCCCGCCCGCGGCGGGCGGGTAGACCCGCACGAACGCCGAGCTGCCCGCGAGCGTGTACGTTTTCGCGCTTGAGTACGCGTTGTAGCCGGTGTCGCAGGTGACGCGGGCCCGACCGCCCGTCTCGCTGTACGTGCCGAACGAGTTCTGCCACAGCGCAGCGTTGACCGTGTTGTCGGCGAAGTCATCGACGAGGCTGGCGAGAGCGAGGCCGACGGCGGCAATGTCCGCGCCGACAGTCCTCGGCGCTCGGCGCGGGTCAAGCGGACGCGCCCAGCCGGGCCCCTTCTGCGACGGCTGCGGGGTGACGATCTGGGAGCGCATCCCGGCCCGCGGCGTGCCCTGCACGGTGACGGCGCCGCTGGTCTGCGCACGGCCCCCAGCCACAGGTCACCGCTCGTCGTAGGCGGCGTAGCAGCGCAAGTTCGCTGTAGTCGCTGCCGCGGTCGCGGTGATGACCATGCCGCCCGCCGCCGCGATGACCAGGCCCGGGTCGGGGAACGTCCAGATGAACCCCGTGCCCAGGGTCGCCGGGGTGGTACCGCGCCGGAACGCGAGGCCCGTGACGGTCGGGTCGGCCGTCGCCCACGTCTTCTCCAGCACTGCGCCGGTCGCCCCGAGCACCGGGTCCTCGGCGGCCGGAGTGTCCGAGGTGATAGCACCCGTGCCGACCGCGTTCATCCGAAAGAGCGCGAACCCGATCGCGGCAGCGGTGCCGGACTCGAGGAACACCCCGACCTCGTACACGGCCAGGCTCTTCGCCGAGCCCGCCTTGAGGTTCCACATGGCCTTGTCGGTGGCGTTCGCCGAGGCTTTGGTCGCGGCAGAGGCGACGCTGTAGCGGGCCATGCGATCACCTCCCGCTCAGATCCCGGTCAGGCCGATGAGGTGGCGCGGAAGAAGTCATTGATGGTCAGCGTGAAGTCCGTGCTGTCTGGGGTCATCGTGACGTCATGCTTGGTGAGCGGGACCAAGTCGGAGTCCGTACCGCCGGTGGTGTCCGGGTCGTAGCAGATGACGACTGCGGAGATCGGGTTCCCGGCGGTGGCCGTCCAAGTGATGTCCGCGCAGTCGACGGCGACGCGATCGTTGGTGTCGTCGACCGTCACGGTGACGCCGGTCAGAGTCTTCCTACCGAGCGTGGTCTGTTCGTTGCTCGCGCCGGCGAGGAGGGCTTGGAGGTCGTCGTAGTCGCGCATGGTGGCGTCGGAGACGATGCCGCTGGTTTCGATGGGGACGGCGATCAACGCGTCGTTGGTGGCGGGGAGTTCCGCATAGTACTTGATCTTCGCCAGGGCGATGTTGAAGGTGATGTTGGCCATGGATCTTCCTTCCGAGGGTCAGCCCCAGGTCCAGCCTTTGACATAAGCGATGTCCATCTGTGCGCTCGTATGCGGCGCAGGGGCGCGCCCCTCGAGGGCGGTCTCGTTCTGGATGTCCCACGACATCGCCGTGTTGGGGACAGCCGTGGTGCTGCGCCCGACGGTGCGTCCGTCGATGGCGAAGGTGACGCGGCCGGGCTTCCACTCAATGACCGTGGTGTGCCAGGCAGTCCAGGTGGTGTGTGCGTCGTAGGCGTCTTGGTCGCCGCCGAGGCTGTTGAGGTGGTGGGCGAACCCGTAGACGCCGCCTGTCCAGTTGCCCTCGGGGAAGTCGATCTCACAGTTGGGGCAGGCGTCATTGCTCACGGGCCACAGCAGGTGCGCGCTCTTGTAACCGGCCGCCGCCTTGGAGACCCGCCAGCGTTCCTCATACCGCCCGTACTTCTGGCCCATCAGCTTCTTCGGTACGACGGCCGCCGAGTGGACGGGCCCGCTGGCGGCGCGCCACATCCGGATGTGCATCTGCCCGCCCGAGATCCACACCGTGGATGCCGGATCGTAGAAGCCGCCGACCGGATACGAGCGTTGGGTCGCGGTGTCAGGCCAGCCCTTCGGGTACGCCCACCAGTTCGCCCGCACCGCCCCCGACAGACCGTCGCAGTACGCGCGCAGGGTGTCCGGGTTGTGGTTGCAGTCGCTTAACTTCCCCTTGGCCACCGGGGTGTTGAACGCGTCGGCGAACTTGAGGCGCCAGGACGGTGTCGCCCCATCGGCCGGCGGCGCCGTGATGCTCCAGACGAGGAGACCCACAACGAGGAGAGCAGTGACGAGGAGGCGTCGACGCATGGCACCTCCCCTGACGTGTGTTGGGGTGTCCCGCTGCCCGCGGCGGGGGCCCGATCGGACAGCGGGACGTCGGGGCCCTGCCGGGTGGGTAGCGGCCCCGAGTCGGAGGGGGTGTCCGCCCGGCCCCCACGGCCGGGCGGACAGGGGTGGGCCGAGCGCTGGAGGCACTGCAAGGCCCGTCCTGCGCGACCACCGTGCGCAGGAGCCTTCAGGCGGCGTGGGTGTGTGGGCCGCGGCTGTTGGCGGCGGGGTCGGTGGGCGTGTACTTGGCTCCGCCTGCCGCTGCTCGCCGGATGGTGGGGAGGTGGAAGTACTGGCCTGCTTCGCCGTCGAGGATGGGTTCGATCTTTCCTCGGGTGACCCAGACGCGGATGGTGCCGGGTTTTACTTCGGCTTCGCGGGCTGCTTCCCAGAGGTCGCCGATGTCGCGGTTGCCTGCGACTTGGGCGAAGTGGATTTCCAGCCCGTCCGGGTTGGGGTAGGTGACCACGGCACCTCCCCGAGGTACGCAAAGGCCCCCACCGGTGTGTTCACGGCGGGGGCTCCAGGGGCGTGATGTGACTCGTGTGCCACGATCAAGGATCACGATTACAGATGGGCGATTTTTCGTCAAGCAGCTTGCCCATTCGGTCGGTGTCGGCGTCGGCAGCAACGTGGCTGTAGTCGCGGTGAGTTGGCCGCCCGCAGGTGGGGCACCGGTGCTTCGCGTCCTGGTTGAAGATCTGATCGACGCAGTAGATGGCGACGGCGCCGATGGTGAGGAAGGTGGCGATGATGCCGAGTGCGGCGAGCGGCGCGACCCAGATGCTCACGGCGCCCACTCCTCGCCTCGGTGATCAGGATGCCCGGCGAAGGGTCGGGCGAGGATGCGGAGGGTGCGGCAGGGGTAGGGGTTACCGGTCAGTTCGCCGTCGTGATTGATCTCCCCGCGCGTCCTGCACACCTTGCCGTCGTTGTTGTCGCCGTCCCATCCGGTCGCGGACGGATGCTCGTCGACGATGGCAAGCTTGGCGTCGCCGTCGGCGATGACGTCGGCCGGGTCGTTGGTGGCGATGTGGGCGGCCTGCTCCTCTGACGGGGAGCCTTCGTCGTACACGACCGCTCGGCCGCGCTCGTCTTCGATGCGGCCCGGATATCGTTCGGCGTCGTCCTGATGCCACCGCCCGTGGCCGCCTTGGCAGGCCGCCACGGCGAGCGCCCGCCGTTCCGCGTACCGGGCCCGCAGGAAGTCGGCGATCTCGCTCATCGGGTGCCTTCGGATTGGTTCACGCCTCGGTCTCCTCTTCCCATCGAAGATCGCGGATCCCGTGGGCCAGGACCGCGACGCCGAACTGGTCGCGCGGCAGTTGGAGCCGCGAGCGTGGATAGATCCGGAACCGCTCCAGGTCGAAGGTGCAGACCGCGTCCCTGCCGCGCCCGTCCGCGTCCGGGCCGTAGCGGACAGGCCAGCGCGCGACGAGCCTGCGGGCATACCAGCGGCGGGCGTGCCGCTTCTTCCACATCTGCCACGTCGAGGTGGGGACTTCGTAGGTGACGTAGTGCCGGGCTGCGAACTGCTCGGGCGGCAGGTCGTCGGAGAGGATCTTCGTCTTCAGCTGGAACAGGAGCTGATCACTGATGAACTCGCGCTGCACGGAGACGTCCATGTCAAGGAACAGTTCCTCGTCCACGGCGAACCGCTGCGCGTAGCGCTTGAAGGTGAGCGCGAGGGTGATGTCGTCTGTCATGCCGCTACTCCTGCCGCTTCGGCGAGTACTGCCTCTTGTGCGGCCCGGAGTTGCCGCCATTCCCCCAGGGTCTCCCACCCGCTGCCGCAGCCGCTGCAGCGGACGCGGTGGGAGGCGGCGGATGCGGTGAGCTGCTCCCGGCATAGCCCGTCGTCGAGTTGGACTGGGCACAGGCCGATCTTGACGCGGCCGGGCTTCCGTTCGTCGTTGACGATCGCCGTGCATTCGGCGTGGAGCTTGCGGATCGTCTCAACGTCATGACCGACCGATTCGTAACCGCCACATGCCCAAAGCAGGTTGTCGGCGAGGAACTTCGTGTGCCGCTTCACGGCCTCGGCAGGGTTGATGCGCCACGACGCGAAGATCCTGTTGCCGTCACTGTCCGGTGCGATCTCCCAGTCGAGGGCGGTCCGCCACGAGTCCTCTATCGCTCGCAGCCGGGCGGCGACACCTCCGCCGGGCGCGACGAGGTCGAGGACTTCTAGCCGGGGCGGGATCGGCGGGTTCTTCGTCCCGGATCCGCCGCCGCCTATTCGCCGGGCGCCCCGCATCAGCGCGGCCGTCGTGTCCAGCTGCCGGAACAGGGCGGGGAGTTCGGTGAGGCGAGTGGCCGTCTTGTCTTCGCAGGGCCTGCAAGCCCATCGGCCTGATTCGCTGACCCAAAGCTGCCGTCCGCAGCCGGGAGTCACGCAGACCGGCCACTCGTATTCGGTGAGGTCGGGGGGGTGATCGTGCACGGCAGGCTCCTCGGGTGGTGCGGGAAGCAGGGTGACGGATGCGCCAATTGTGCATCACGGGGTTGACGGCGTGGGCCGATGGCGCATCTACGACCGCGGCGCCGTCACCCGCCGCTGCCACGCCCCGAGTCCGGCCACGGCGGCCTTCTCCCGGCTGGGTTCGGGCCGTCTGCACCAGGTGCTGCTGCCGTCGACCCAGTATCGCCAGCCGTTGCGGGTGCCGCCGCGCCAGGCGGGTTCGATGACGACGAGCAGCTGCCCGGCGGACACGACCTGCCAGCCGCGGGTGTCTGGCCAGTCGGGGGCTTTCTCCAGTACGGCGGCGTCGATGACGGTACGGGCCGCGGAGGCGGACAGGTGGCGGGCGGTCACGAGTCCTGGTTTCGGCCGCTGGCGTCGGGGGTCCCGAGGCGCCGGAAGGCCTCTTCCAGCCCTGCATCCACTCGTCCGCAGGCCATGCGGAGGACGACGTCTGTCACCTCGGCTTCGCAGGGTTCGCAACGCCAGGGTGTGCGCGGCATGTTGTAGAGGAACGGCTTCATGGTGGGTTTGCCGCACCGGTCGCAGTTCGGGCCCTTCCTCACCGCGGGGTTCGGGCTCTTCCCCGCGAGGAGTTGCCACAGTTTCAGCATCATGTTCAGTCCTCGTCTCGGTCGTAGCGGTCTTCCCAGTAGCGGTCGTCGTAGCGGGCGGCTTCGGCGGGGGTTTCCTCCCACTCGGGGGGCGGCTCGCGACGCAGAGGGCGGCGGATCATGCGGAGTGCGCTCTCGCGGGCCCGACGCCGGTTGTCTTCCCGCCAGCGTGCTTCGATGTGTTCGGGGATGGGCCGCCCGTTTTCGAGCGCCCGGATGGCGTCGTCAAGGTCGCAGTGGAGCCGCTCGAAACGTTCGCGGGTGCCCTGCCAGCTGTCGATCCAGGAGGCTGCGGCCCGCACGGTGAAGAAGCCGTCACTGTCACGGGCGAGGAGCTCGGCCGCCTGGTCGCGGGACAGTTCCCCGGCGTCGACGGCACGGCCGTAGAACTCGATGTCGTCGATGAGGGCCATCACCGGGCCCCCAGCTTCACGTCGCCCATCCACAGGGAGCGCCCCAGCTCGTCCAGGTGGCGGGCTTCCTCGCGGGCGCCGATCCGGGCCCGTTCGAATGCCCGCCAGAACTCCGGTCCGTGTGGCGCCCCATGCGGGACGACGGCGTGGGTGAGCTCGTGGACCAGGACGTGACGGACCAGGGAGGGCGTGAGCTGAAACGTCTGCCAGGCGATGCGGATGTTGTTCGTGTGCCCGTCGTGCACGCCCCACCGCTTCCGCCCGATATCGGCTGCGCAGACTGTGGGCATCGGCTGGTCGCCTGCCATTCGCTGCCACAGGGAGGGTGCTTGGAGCCACTGGTTCAGCCAGACGGTGCCTTCGCGGATGTACCAGTCGATGAGCGGCTTGGCGCCCTGTGAGATGACGGCACGGTCCAGTTGCGTCCACTCGTACCCGTCGTGGATGCGCTCCACGGGGGCGGGGGCACTGTCGACGATGCGGAGCCGGGCGGACTTGCCGAGCCATAGGTATCCCTCCCCGTTGAGCAGCTCCTTCACTGGGTGGTCGGGGGTGCGCTTGCGGGCTTTGACGAGCATGGAGCCGAGTCGGTGGGAGTTCTTCACGAGCAGGGTGACGGCGTCGGCGGGGCGGGCGCCTGCGGGTACGTGCAGGGTGATTCCGGGGTCGCCGGGCTGCATGGACAGGCCGAACGTCTTCCGGCGGGCGCTGACTTTGACCTCGTGGATGTAGCGCTCGAAGCGGCCGTGGTCGGCTATCGCGGCACGGATGGCCTCGGCGAGCTCGGTGGATGTCACGGCGGTTCTCCTTGCACGGCGGTCCGGATACGGGCGGGGTTTTCAACTGCCGGGCTTGAACAGCTCGCGCAGGCCGACGGTTACGGCGACCACGACGGCGGCGATGATCGCCTCGGTGTGGTGGTCACCCCACACCGTGTTGATGACCTCGGACAGGAAGTGCATGATGGTTTCCCCCTGGGTGCGGATGTGCGGCGGATCGGCGGGCCCGGCCGGTGGGCCGGGCCCTGGGGTGGATCAGGCGTTCTCGATGGCGTCGGAGAAGTCCAGGGCGTAGTGACGGTCGAGGTACCGCTTGATGGCCTTGAGGTCGCGCCGCACGCCGACCCGAGTCAGCTCCTCCTGGCGGCCGTCTGCGAACTTGCCGTTCGGGGTGAGGACGATGCGACCGTCTTCGGCCTCGGCGGCGTCGACCCAGACGGGAACAGTTCGCTGCCACCAGGCGAGGGGGCGCGGGAAGGGAGGGGCGCCCTTAGCGACCAGTTCCTGAGCGATGCGGATCTTCGACTGATTGATGACGATGGCGTCCATTGCCGTCTCCCCTACTGGACTGAGTGCCAACTTTCTTGGCACTTCAATAGTGACACAGCAAGCCGCGAAGGTGCAACATAGTTGGCATGACGAATCCTCGAATCGGTGCACACTCAGTTGGCAGCAAGCTGCCTACCGACTTGGCAGCCGCACGTGAGACCATCTGGGACATGACGCCGCGCCCCGACCCGCAGACCGAGACCACCTGGCTCCGCAAGCTCGACCGAGCAACCACCGCCCACGAGAAGGCCAGGGCCACCCTCGAAGAGCTGATCGCCGACGCGCGCGCTGCTGGCGTCCCACTCATGACGATCGCCAAGCACACGCCCTACAGCCGCGAGTGGGCGCGGAAGATCGCCGACCGCGTCGACGCCGAACGTTGCAACGCCGTGGGCGACGCACCCAACAGCCTAGGGACCGAACGCTGCAAGCTCCCTGCCGGACACGAAGGACGCCACGCGGAGGGCACCACCAGCTGGCCGCAGAAGAGGCGCCTGAACGATGAGCCCCCCAACCCCGACGCCTAATCTGCCGGTTCCC